CCCGCCGCCAAGTTTCATACACAGTCGGAGTGTGGATCGGCAAATGCCGGTCGGTGAAATAGGAGTGATGCCCGAGTCCGATAGCATCCGCGTGCCTACCGGCGATACGGTGGTTCTAATTCGCGGGCGTGGTGTATTGGTTGCGCCTTGGGTTTCCATCCCAATGAACCGAGTTCGATTCTCGGCGTCCGCTCCAGATTGCCGATTTAGCTCAGTTGGTAGAGCAGATTTCTTGTAAAAATCAGGTCATCCGTTCGATTCGGATAGTCGGCACCAGGTTAGCCCCGTTGGTGGAATAGGTAGACACGGCAGTCTTAGGAACTGCTCGCTTCGGCGGTAACCGTTCGAGTCGGTTACGGGGTAGTAGTTTGCAGGGCCTATAGCTCAATTGCGGAGCAGCGCCCTCATAAGGCGAAGGTTCTCGGGGCAGGTCCGAGTAGGCCCACCAAGCGCGTATAGCTCAACTGGATAGAGCTACCGATTTCTACTCGGTAGGTTGAGGGTTCAAATCCTTCTACGCGCACCACCTATTGACGGATGGATTTAGGACGATAAACTATCGGTGCGCGCTGAGAATACTCGCCGCCCGGTGTCCCTCTCCACCGGTAGCGCGTAAGGCGTCCTCTCCCGCCCCAAGCGTAGGCTGCAATCGGAACTCATCCCGCCGATTGCAGCCATTTTTTTAAGGAAAGCAATGAATATTCCTCCCTGCGAAGAAATATTGATGCAGTTTGACTATTCCCGTGAGACAGGAATCTTTACGCCTTTGGGAAGTAGTAAGAGTCCTAGGGTATGCTCACTAGGATATGTCCGTATATATGTCTCAGGAAAGAAGTTCCTTGCACATAGGGTTGCCTGGAAACTGGCAACTGGAATTGATCCTGAGCTTGACATTGACCATATTAATGGAATTAAGCATGACAACAGGTTAGAAAACCTGAGGCATGTGAGCAGGGCGCACAACTTGCAAAATGTATTTAAGCCTCGTAAGCATAGCAAGCTGCAAGTGCAAGGTGTAAGGTTTGATGAAAGAAGTCATAGTAAGCCTTATAGAGCAAGAATCACCGCTAATGGGAAATGCATTGAGCTAGGGCGGTTTGAGACTCTTAGTGAGGCCGATTTTGCCTATAAACAGGCAAAGAAAATTTACCATATTTCAAAATCTCATCGTTCTATCCATGAACTCTATTGTCCTATCCATGATGTTGATAGGATTGGTGCATATGGCTAATCTAGCTCCACACACAACGGCCACGGGCCATAGGAGAGATTTGATGGATACGATGAGTGCATTTGCAATGGGAATGGCAAATCGCGGGAAACCGCAAAAAGTTTTTGATTGGAATAAAGCTGCACGCATCATCAAAGAGCGTCAGGCTAAGACTGCATCTGCTGGGCTAAGTGGAGATTGGGAATGGACTGGCGGCTCCATTCTTAAGGATGGCAAGCCTGTACCTTCAGAAAACACCTACACATACCTTTCTTCTTGCTGGGCAACTCCTGAACTTGAAGTGGATGGTGATCTTATTGATTGCTATACGATTGAAGGGGAGGGTAATGATTGGAATGAGGAAACCTACTGGCCTCAGTCGGCATTGGATATTCTCAATAATGAGTGACCAAGAGCGCGCAATGCAGCGGGCCAAAAATCCAGGCAAGTCATCTTGGCGAGCTTGGCACGGGACGTCTGAGCAGGCTAAGCGGGATCGGGAGAAGGCGGAGCGGGTTGCGCCTTTGCACTCACGGATGATTCGATAGGAGAAGTGGGATGGATCAGGAATTGTTCAAAACGATGCTCGAGGAATATCTTTCTCAATGCTCATTAGATGTTGAGCATGACAATGGGGAAGGATATTACAGAACTGCAAAGATAGAGGTAAGGCTCAATTCGCCAGATGGGAAAACTCTTTTTGAAGGGACGGCATACACAAGCACCTTCGAAAAGGCTAAATCTGATTGGTAATTTGCACGTCAGGGCGGATTGGCTTACCATCGCGTAAACCAACGCCCTGATTCTTTATGTCCGCACTCGCACACGCCGTAAATATCATCAAAAAGTGGGAAGGCCTGAAGCTTGAGGCTTATCCCGATCCTGCTACCGGCGGCGCGCCGTGGACAATCGGATACGGGGCTACGGGGCCAGGTATTGTTAAGGGCGTCCGATGGACCCAGCGACAGGCCGAGGACCGTCTAGCGATTGATATTGACCGGTTCATGAAAGGCGTACGCAGCGTCGTGAAGGGCAAAGTTCGGGATACCGAGCTTGCCGCCATGACCTCGCTGGCCTACAACATTGGCGTGTCGGCGTTTAAGTCGTCCACCCTGCTTCGTAAATTCAACGCTGGCGACAAGGAGGGCGCAGCCAATGAGTTCCCTCGCTGGAACAAGGCTGGTGGCAAGGTTATGCGAGGGCTGACCAATCGCCGCCTTGATGAGCAGGCGCTGTTCCGGTCATGACCTGCACGCGAGGTTCAGCCAACCTTGGTAGCCTTGAACTGCGATCAGCAGTAAGAGGCAATCCCCATGAACACATGGTGGCAGAATAATATGGAAGCCTATATTGGTCCGATCCTATCCTTGATGGGTATAGGAATTAGCGGTCTAATCGCTTGGGTTTGGGCGCTGTGGAAGGCCCACACAGACTTTAAGCTGAAGGTATCTGAGGACTACATGAAGGCTTCGTCGATCAACGAGCTTAAGGGAGAAATCCACGCTCTGCGCGATGTTGTCTACCGTATTGCTGTTAAAATGGAAGTTCCAGTATTCTCGGAACCATATAGGCGGGAACGTTAATGAGCGAATCTAAGGGGGATCAGCGGGCGCTTATTGAGGCCCTTGATCGATTCACAGACAAGGCTGATAAAGTTCTCAGCCTGAATTCTGGAAATACTACTAGCTCAATCCAAGTAAACGCAGGGGGCATCGGGGTTTGGATTTGTGTATGCCTTTGCTGCATGATGCTAGTAAGTATGGCGATGGGGGCTATATGGATGAGCCGCGAGTTCAACCGATACGATAGTGACCTATCTGAGCGTAAGGCTGAGTCAGATCGTTCTCAAACCTACCTTTCTTCTATCTACGGACGCATGCCTCAATGGATGCGCGAAGAGGTAGAGAAAGAAGCTTCCGCCAAACTGAAAGAAAAGGAAAAATCCAATGCCGACACCCGATGACCCGATTATTCTTGAGCCGCCACCGGAACCCAAGGCTAAGGCAGCCGGTTCCGATGACCCAATCATCCTAGAGCCGGACAAGAAGACTGACGGCCCGCCGATTGTTGTTCAGCCGATCAAGGTCAGTTGGTGGAAGCGCTGGTCAACCCATCTGGCTGGCATCAATTTCGCCGCAGTGGTTGCTTTTTACGCAATGTTGCCTGATCGTATGCTTGACGCTATCCCGGCTGCGGTGCACGGCCTGATTGGCGTCTCGCTGCTGGCTACTGGCCTGATTCCGGCTGCTACCAGCGTCAAACAAGTGAAGAAAGTAGACTAAGAGGATGTGACTATGCAGGACAAGAACGGTTGGATTAGCGATACCACTGGCTTCATTGGCAACGGCGTTGAAGATTGCTCGCAGACTACTGGCGACTGGGTAGATAAGGGCACTGCCGACCTGATTGGCGACGGTTTCGGCGAAGGCTAATGAACGCTATCATCCTAGCCCTAGGAGGCGCACGCGCTACGCTGTTTGCGGCATTGGCTACTGCATTCCTCCTAGTGGCTGGGGTGCAGACATGGCGCCTCGGGAATACTCAGGACGCCTATGCTGCCTATCGGGACAAGGTGGTAGCTGCGACAGCCAAGGCGGCTCAGGCGGCGGCTACGGCCCGAGAGAAGGCCCAAGAGGCGGTCATCGAGTACCAATCCAAGTCGGCTGAGGCCGAACGCAACTATGCAGCCGGACGGGAGTCGGCTATCCATGCGCAGCAAACTATTGTTGATGATCTTCGCAATGACCGTGTCCGGCTGCGCGGCGAATGGGCAGCTTGTATGTCCCAGCGACTACCAGCAGGTAGCGCCACTGGCCCCACTTCCAGCGGATCGGATGAGCAAGCCTCAGTACCAGCAGAGGCTTTCGGAAGAGTTGTTCGAGTCGGCTCCGACGCCGACGCGCAAGTAACCTGGCTTCAGTCTGAGTTGCTGGCTACCCGCGAGTTGTACGGTAAGTGCATGGTTCCGAAGGAAAAGTAATGCGCCACGTAGTAATGGATGTGCTGTCGCCATGGGTCGAGATTGAATGCCCATCGTGCGGGCTAGGGCTGGATAAGGCTCCAGAGGACGTTTACCACGGAATGAGCTGCTATTGCGGCTACAGGCTGTCAAAATCTGATCTATCTGACCGCGCGACCTTGTATGCGCCGGATTACGAAGAAAGATGACCTATAAAGAGAGAAATCAAGATTTTTTGATAGATGCAATAATTGAGCATCTAAGATACTGCGAAGAAACAGGCAACATCTATAGAAAGAAGAATAGCCGGATGGGGCCTAAGCTCAATTTTTTGCAGCCCGCTGGCTTTGTCATGAATTCTGGCTACAGAGCTTTGAAGGTGTGTGGTCATAGGGTTATGTGCCATAGGGCCGCTTTTGTTTTAATGAATGGAAGGTTCCCCGAATTTGAAATAGACCATATAAACGGGGACAAATTAGACAATAGATGGGTTAATTTGCGTGAATGCACTAAGGCCCAAAATGCTCAGAATAGAGCCAAGCTTTGCACTAGGCGAGCTTGGTCAAAGCATATGGGCGTAAGCTATTCAAAGAAAAGAAACAACTGGTTTTCGTCAATAGACGTGAACAAGAAGAGGATCTATCTGGGATCTTTTGATACTGAGGAGGAGGCTGCAAAAGCCTATGCCGATGCAAAAGCTATTTATCACACCTTTAACCCTGTTCTAGATCGATGAGGACACGGACTATCCTGTCCATGAAGTAGATTACGAACAAATCTGGAACAGTCAGTTCCAGCAGACTATCTGTCACTGCGGCCACAAATACAGCATGATTGAGGTACGCCAGAGGGGCGTTATCTACGGGTAGAGATTGGGATGAATAAGGATGAGTACGATCGCCAGCTTAAAGCGGCTGGTGATATTCAGCGAAAAGCCGGATGGAATGAGAGTTCTATCATGATGTACGCCATGGAGCACCGCGCGATGACGGGCGATAACTACGAATCCCTATTGATGGTAGGCGCTGGTTTGGCGCAGGACAATTCACGATTTGGAGTGGGAAAGTGAACAAGGACAACGCAAAAGACTACCTGCCGCTGGTGCAGGCGCTGGCCGAAGGCCGCGTGATTGAGCACCGTGGAAGTGGTGGCTGGTATCAGCTTAATAATCCAACTTTCCAAGACCCGCCTAGCGACTACCGCATCAAGCCTGAGCCGCGAGAGATTTGGGTGAATCACTACGAAAATTCATGCATATTGGATCAGATTTGCGATTCAAAGGAAGAGGCTGATAGGCGTGTTAGCTCAGTATATGGCATGTGCCAGAAGCGCTACCGTGAGGTGATCGAATGAGCGATTACCTTCATCCGGCTTGGCCTTCAAATAAGGAAAAGCTAATTCACGATTGGCGTCGGTATATCAGCCAGGACATGCGAGATTATTGGCAAGAATTCACAGATTACCAAAAGCAAATTATTTACGAGAACGCGCAAGCCATCGCCGATGGGGAGGAATGGGAATGTCAATGACTGAAGTAGTAGAGGAATCGCTGAAGGCTGATCCCAGGTTCCGGAATTTGACGGTGGCGCCTGATCCTAATCTAGATTTTGTTGATATTGACGCTATGGTCTATGGGCTTTGGCAGAATGATCCAGAGGGCATGAGGGTTGCCCGCAATATTTTTCATAGAGTGAGGGTGATTGAATGACCAAGGGTGACAAGATCAAGCTGCGGGCTGAGCTGGCTGGGAAGGCGATGCAGGGAATGCTGAGTAATTCACATGACCAAATATCAGCTATGTCAGATAGCGCAATCGTGCGGTCATCCGTTGAGATAGCAGACGCCCTAATGGCCGAGCTTGGCCTTAAGGTGGAGGAGTGAGATATGAGCATGGGGTGGGTACGTAAGAACTACAGAGTTCCAGCCAAGCGAGGTGGTCGGATTGAATACACAGGAGATGGTAAGCCTGAGCTTGGTACGATTCGATCCGCTAGTGGTGTGCATCTCCACATCAAGTTGGATGGCGTAAAGCACACAATGCCATTCCACCCGACTTGGAAGATTAGGTATTTAGAAGGGATTGAGAAATAGTGTATGGATATGACTATGAGAATGGTCTATGAGACTGAAGGCCAGCATGGCGGAGATATTCGCGGCTGGCATGGCGAGCAGGCTAGGCAGCAGGCCGAACAGAAAGAATACGAGCGCTGGCAGGAATACTTGAAGGATAGGGAATATGCTGAATGAGGATGATTTAATAGCAAGCCTAATGGCTGAGGTGCAGGCATTGAGGCAGAGAGCCATTAGGGCTCACCAAATCTGCAATCTTGCAAGAATTAGCTATCCAGAAATCGGCGAGCTTGCCGATGATGGATGTTTGCATGAGGCGATACATGATATTTTGCGTGTCGATCATACTCAGCCAAAGGAGAGGAAGGTAGATGAGTAAGGATCAAGAGCTAACTTTGTTTGATTTCAGGAAGTGGCTCGGAAGCCTTAGCGGGCTAGAGCTTATTGATGCGGAGTCCGAAGTTAAGCGAGCTATGGAGCGCAAGCGAGATGAGGGTAGAGTAACTTTGCTCAGAGTATCGGCTGACGGAATCAATGTTGGCTACTTCCGGGAAGATGATATGGTTGGTGCGCTAAATTACCTATTGACCCATGAGAAGGAAGGGCTGGGCGAGGTTAGGATTGAGCAATGGCGAGTTCCGCAATCCGAGGTTGAGGAACATTTGGCTAATCGTTGGTGGCCTCTGTGAATGAACCTGATTGGAAGATCGTGTAGCATCCTCATATGGCTCAGAGACTAACAATAAAGCAAGAGAACTTCTGCCTGGCGTATGTCGAGACGGGCAACGCCAGCGAGGCTTACCGTAGGGCGTATGACACGGAAGATATGCTTCCTGCTACTGTGAATCGTCATGCGCATGGAATGTTAGAAAATGACAAGGTTGCGGCAAGGATTAACGAACTACGGAGTACAGTAATGGAGCGGCACAAGATCACGGTAGATGACCTACTCAAGGAGCTAGATGAGGCTCGGGAGATGGGGCGCACTACCGGCAAGGCTGCTCCAATGGTGGCCGCTACGATGGGAAAGGCTAAGCTGCTGGGTCTGGACAAGGTGCTTGAGGAGGCCGATACCAGGCCTGTTGGCAAGATCGAGATTGAGATTGTTGGCGCAGAGGGGAAAGGTTAGTGAGGATCGATACGGACGACATTAACCGCGTTAGGGCTACCAAGACTCCTGGGTGGCGTCATGGCACCAAGAAGCGCCCAAATCCTGAGAAAAGAGTTAAGGCTACAAAAATAAGGGGTCAGCGCAGAGGCAAGGGAGTTTCCAAGAACAAAAATCTCGCAAAGTCATACGCAGAGCATATGGATAAGGCAAAAAGAGGGATTTTGTGAGTTCTACCCGCTCCCTTCGTATGACCATGACCGAGCCGCAAGCTCGGTTTTTCCAGTTGGAGGACAAGTACCCTGCCTTTGTGGGAGGGTTCGGTACTGGCAAGACTGAGACGCTGGTCAACTGTGCGATTCGTGACGCTACCCATGCTTCAGATGCCTTGGTTGCGCTGTATGAGCCAACCTATGACCTTGTGAAGCTGATCCTTGTGCCTCGCATCGAGTCCAAGTTGATCGACCTGGGGATTAGGTATCGGTACAACAAACAGGACTCGGCCATCTACACCAGCAATGGCGGAATGGGCGACTTTGTGATGCGGACGCTAGAGAACCCGGCCCGCATCATCGGCTATGAGTCCTATCGTGCCCATGTTGACGAAATCGACACACTCAAGCCAAAGGTGGCGCTAGAAGTCTGGCAGAAGATCATTGCCCGTAACCGCCAGCGCCCTGCGGGTGTCGATGACCCGTTCAACCGAGTGAGTGTATACACCACGCCGGAAGGCTACCGTTTCGTATATGACACCTGGGGCCGTAACCCCAAGGCTGGCTATGCGATGGTGCAGGCTCCGACCTATAGCAATCCGTTCCTGCCCGCTGACTATGTGGACTCGCTGCGGTCTAGCTACCCTGCTGGACTGATCGATGCCTACATTGAAGGTAAGTTCACAAATCTTAGCTCAGGAAGCGTATACCCCGACTTCTCGCGTATCCATAACCATGCGGACGTGGAGATGAGGGAGCGGGAGCCGCTGAAGGTGGGAATGGACTTTAACCGGCTGCATATGGCTGCTGTGGTCTACGTTATCCGTGATGGCAGACCTATTGCCGTGGATGAGATTACGGATGGCCGAGATACCCCATACATGGCCCAGCTATTGGTGGAGCGCTATAAGGACAAGGGCCACGCGGTCGAGGTATTCCCTGACGCATCAGGCGGCAACAAGTCCAGCAAGAATGCAAGTGAGTCAGATTTGACAATTCTCAAGGCCGCTGGATTGACAATTCGTGTAAATAGCACTAACCCTGCTATTATGGATCGCGTTAATGCCGTAAACTCAATGATATTGAACGGTGAAGGCGATCGCAGGTTGCTGGTTAATACCAATAGGTGTCCTGTCCTAACCGATGCGCTTGAGCAGCAGGCTTACGACAGGAACGGTATGCCGGATAAGTCGGCAGGTAATGACCACGTGCTAGACGCAGCAGGCTACCCAATCGCATTCCTGTATCCTGTCAAAAAGAAGTACAACCTATCTGCGGCACTTTGAGGTAAGCATGGGTAATCCAGTCAAACTAACTGACGGCCTAGAGAACTACACGGCTAACCTTGGGACTAGCCGAGACAAGGCCGCTCACTCTGGATTCGTGCGTAGCTACTACAGCGATCAGCAGCTATTGGTTAATTACCAAGAGAGCTGGGCCGCAGCTAAGATTGTAGATATTCCGGCTAGAGACGCTACTCGCACATGGCGTAGCTGGCAGGCGGAGGCCGATCAGATCAGTAAGATTGAGGCCCTAGAAAAGCTCCATGACCTGCAAGGAAAGGTTGAGCATGCCTTGATCCTGGCGAGACTGTATGGCGGCGCTGCGATCTATATTGGCACTAATCAATCGTCCGACCCGAGCAAGCCGCTTGGCGAGAATGAGGCTATCCGTTACTTGCGCGTCCTGCCTAAGAGTCAGCTATCGGGCGGTGACGCTGATCTAGACCTTGAATCGGAATACTTCGGCCAGCCGTCCTATTACCAGCTAACCAGCCAGGATAGATTCCTGCGCATCCATCCATCTCGGTTGGTGCGGTTCATCGGTAAGAGAATCCCCGATGCAGCCCTTGCGATGGGAGTTAATTTTGGCTGGGGCGACTCGGTGCTGTCTGCGTGCATGGCCGCTATCCTGCGTGCCGAGTCCACGATGGCTAACGCCAACTCGCTGGTGTTTGAGGCAAAGGTTGACGTTGTAAGTGTGCCTGAGCTTATGGATAAGATGGCTGATCCAACATTTGAAGCAGATATGCTCAAGCGGGTTCAGCTTGCCGCTATGGCAAAGGGCATTAATGGGATGCTGTTGCTGGATGCAGCGGAGACATATTCGTCTAAGTCTGCATCGTTCGGCGGGCTGCCTGAGCTAATCGAGAAGTTCCTACAGGAGATTGCGGGCGCATCGGACATTCCTGTTACCCGGCTGCTAGGTCAGTCCCCTGGTGGCCTGAATAGTACGGGTGAGTCTGACCTTCGCAATTACTATGATCGTGTCAATGCCGATCAGACTCTAACGATTAGCCCAGCGCTGGCTAAGCTGGATGAGTTGATTATCCGCAATGCCCTTGGCTCACGACCGGCATCTGTGCACTACAACTGGAATAGCCTGTGGCAGCCGACAGCCAATGAGCAAGCGGATATTGGTAAAAAGACTGCTGAGACGATTAAGACTCTTAACGACACCGGCCTATTCAACTCGGATGCGCTAAGCAAGGCTTCTATTAATACCCTGACCGAACGCGGCGTGGTTCCTGGCCTAGAGGGCGCTATCGATGAGGTTATAGGCAACGTAGATAATCCAACATCCGACCCTACTAGTAATCCTGCTAACAATGAGTAAAATCAAATAAACAAGGGCCGAGGTGCGACAACACTCTCGGCCCTTTGACCAAATCCAATGACAGGAAAAGGAAATGGCTAAGAAGAGCTTATCAGATATTTTGAACGGGCGTCATGTATTTGGGGATTACACTGTAATTGGAGAAGGCAGGTATAGCCCTAAGGGGAGAATAGCCCTGTGCATATGCAAGTGCGGTTCGAAAAAAGAGGTGGCGTGCGACAAGCTTAGGTCGGGGCGATCAACTTGCTGCTCTAATTGCGCAAAGAAATCCCCTAAGAGGTCAGCATCTGCCACGCACCGCATGTCTAGTTCGCCTGAGTACAGGGCGTGGATGTCTATGAAGAGCAGGTGCTATAAAAAGTCTAATAGCAATTACGAAAATTACGGTGGAAGAGGAATCTCTGTATGCCAGCGATGGCTTGATTCTTTTGATAACTTTTATGAGGATGTTGGGCCATCATATGGCTTAACGCTAGACAGGATTGATGTGAATGGAGACTACTGCCCAGAAAACTGCCGATGGGCCAGTAAAGTTGAGCAGCAGGCTAATAGGCGGGTTACGATAAAGTTCGAGCATGAAGGCATTGATAGGATAGTATCCATTGAGGCTAACGCGATAGGCATGCTCCCGGCGACTCTTGCGGCAAGACTTAAGTCAGGAATGAGCTTCAGTGATGCAACATCTAAACCTGTCAAATGCACTAAACCGATGCATCTGGTAAAAGGTAAAATGATGACCGCAGGTGACATTTTTAAAATGTATTGCATTCCTAGAGGCAGATTGAACTATAATCTCAGGAAAGGCATGACCGCTGAAGAGGTGGTAGCCATGTATCAAAGGAACGGGCGATATGATCCGAGTAGCCGATAGTTATACCATAGACGCAAGCGGCCTTAGCCTGACAAGGGATGGCTACCTTGTGGGCGAGGCTAGAATCGCGCGGGCTGGCAATGTTCAGCAGTATTACGGCTCGGAACTTGGATTGACTGGCGATGACGCCAGCAAGGTTTTTGGCGTCTATCGTGACCCAGATATTGTTTTCAATAAAGACAGTATGCGGTCACTTGCAGGCCGCCCTATCACTAGGAACCATCCGTCTGAGCAGGTAACTGCAAAGAACTGGAAGGACCTTGCGAAGGGGACTGTAGGTGGAGTTATCAGCCGAGATGGCGAGCATGTTGTCGCGTCCATGGCAATCATGGATGCAAGCGCGGTTGAAGAGCTTAAGTCCAATCCGGGCGCGCGCGCTCTGTCTGCGGGGTACACTGTAGACATTGAAAGGGCAGATGGCGTCGCCCCCGATGGCACCCCTTACCAATATAAGCAATCTGGCGAGCTTAGGTTTAACCATGTTGCGTATCTGCCCGGTAATAATCCGCGAGCAGGGAACACCCGTATCGGGGATCAGGGCGCACCCGATATTATCCATCCTGCCCAACCAAATGAAGGAGGCCACATGGCCGATTCCAATCTGCGAAAGGTCATTGTTGATGGCCTGAGCGTTGAAACTACCGAACAGGGCGCACAGGCTATTGAGAAGCTGACCAAGCAGGTTGGCGATGCTCAGGCCGCAAATGTGGCTCTGGCTGACTCCCACAAGGCTGCGATTGCCGCGAAGGATGCGGAGATTGCCAAGAAGGACGCCGAGATTGACGCGCTGAAGGGTAAGGTGATGGACGCCGCCGCCCTGGACGCTGCTGTCACCGCTCGCGCTGACCTGATTGCGACCGCCAAGAAGGTTGCCGATCAGGACTACACCGGCAAGTCTGAGGCTGAAATCCGCAAGATGGCCGTTGCCAAGCGTTTCGGCGATGCGGCTGTGGCTGACAAGTCCGACGAATATGTGAAGGCCCGCTTTGACATTGCTGTTGAGGACGCGGCCAATGCCGACCCGGTACGGCAGGCTGTTAAGGATGGTGTTGTTACCACTCAGGTCAACGATAACGGCTATGCCGCTTCGGTGGCTGCGCTGAACCCGAAGAAGGAGGCTTAATATGCCCGCTGTCCAGACTAATTACGCTGCAACCCTTGCTCCGGGCGTTGTTGGCGCTCAGGCCACGATGCTTCCGGCCACCATCATCTCCCGCAACGTTGAACCGGCTGTCGGTATTGGATTCGGTGTCGCGGTGGCTCAGGGCACTACTGACAAGGGCATCGTCGCCTTCGGCGGCGCCGCTAACAAGTATGTTGGCATTACCATGCTGGATCGTTCGGCCCGTGGCACCACCACCAACGCTGACGGATTCTCGCAGCGTGAATCGGCCCGAGTGATGACCATTGGCGACATTTGGGTTCAGGCGAGCGTGCAGGTTGCTGCTGGCGATCCGGTCTACCTTGTCGCTGCCACTGGCCTGTTTACCAATGTATCGACCAGCAACGTTGCTGTGCCGAACGCCCGTTTTGACACTTCCACCACTGGCGCTAATCAGTTGGCCGTGGTCCGTCTCGGCTAAGGAGCCAATATATGAGCGCAACTAACATCTATAGCCCGCTCTTTGCTGATGCGCAGTCTGTACTGGGTTTCGTTACCTCGCAGACCAGCATTATCGAGCCGACTGTTTATCAGACGGTCTACGCGGACATTCAGTATCGCGGCATCGTTCCGGTCGACACCACCGGTAGCGAGTTTGCTACCTCGGTTGAGTATTACAGCGCTGACCAGTATGGCCGTGCCGACTGGATCAACGGCAACGCCGACGACATTCCGAAGGCTGGCACCACTCGCGCCAAGTTCCAGACTCCTGTTTATACCGCTGGTATCGGCTACGGCTTCGGCTGGGAAGAAATTGGCCGCGCTCGCATGCTGAACATCAATCTTCAGGGCGACGATGCCCTGGCGGCTCGCCGTGCTGCTGAAGAGATGGTTGACCGCGTTGTGTTCCAGGGTGATGCGTCGAAGGGCTTCACTGGCCTGTTCAACGCTGCTGGCGTTACCCCGGTTTCGGCGGCAAATGGTGATTGGCTGAATGGAACCACCACTCCCGATGAGATTCTGGCTGACATGAATCAGGGCCTGATGAACGTCTGGAATGGCACGGCCAACACCTCGATGGCCGACACGGCGCTGCTTCCGTTCTCGCACTACGCCTATATCGCTACTACCCCGCGTAGCTCGACCAGCGATATGACAATTCTGGAATACTGGCTGCGTAGCAATATCTACACCTTGCAGACTGGCCGACAGATCACCGTTCGCGCTATTCGTGGGCTGGAAACTGCTGGTGCCGGTGGCGTTGCCCGTGCGATCTACTATCGCAATGACCCGAACGTGCTGAAGCTGCACATGCCGATGCCGCACCGCTTCCTGCCGGTTTGGCAGAGTGGTCCGCTGCGTTGGGACGTTCCGGGCGTGATGCGCCTTGGCGGTTTGGATATCCGGCTACCTAAGAGTGTGGTATTGCAGGACGGCATCTAAACGCCGGTTAGTGTAGAAATAGCCCCGTAGGAATGTTCCTGCGGGGCTTTAAAGGGCAAATATGACAAACGTAACCAACAACTACAATCGCAATCTCGGCCTGCCGAATGGTGTTGTGATCGCGGCTGGCGAATCTGCCGATGTTGCTGGCTGGGACAAGCTGAGCAAGCACAAGGTTGTGGCTAAGTGGCTGGAATCTGGCGTTCTGTCTGCTGGCAAGTCCAGTAAGAAGGATGAGCCGGAAGTGGTTGAAGATGTGCAGTTGGCTGAGCAGGAGCCGGAAGAGGCTGCTGAGGAAGTCAATGAGCCGAGCGAAGATGCTCAGAAGGAATCCCTGATTTCCCAGCTTGCCGAGCTTGGCGTTAAGGCCGACAAGCGCTCTTCGGTTGATAAGCTGCAAGAGAAGCTGGAAGAAGCACTCGCTAGTTAAGAGTCCTCGGGCCAAGGATGGCTCCCCTATTAGAGATTCCCATGGCACTGACTTTTTACGGCACCATTCAAGGCGCTGACGACTATAACGAGGCCATGGGCAATACTGCTTGGGCCGTGCTATCCACTGAGGCAAAGACTGCGGCCCTAGTGCGCGGCACGCTGTATGTGGACAGCTACGCCAAGAAGTGGATTGGCGAAGATTACAAGTGCTGGTGGACGTTCCTTGGTCAGAAGTCCGGTGGTCCCGCGCAGTACATGCAATGGCCCCGAACTGGCATTGACGGCATCGATAGCGTCACTGTGCCGCTGTCTGTCGAATACGCGACGTATGAGGCGGCTGCTATCGAGGGCGCTAACCCGAACAGCCTGCGCCCCATCGTGAACACCTCGACCGCAGTCAAGCGCGAGAGGGTTGACGTTCTAGAGGTCGAATACGCAATTAGTAGTTCTACTAACCCGTATGACCTGATGCCGACTGTGCCGATCATCGATAGCCTGCTGGCTGGGCTGCTGGTGCGTCGCTGCACTGGCTCAATGGCAATCTATACCGTATGAATAAGATTACTCGCCCTCCCATGCCTCCTGCTATTTGGTCTGTAGAGGACAACTTGTTTGATTCAATCTTCCGTCCTGGGCGCAGGGAGAGGGAACTAAATGAAGCTGAGCAGCGCCGATATGAGATTGAATCTGCGGAGTTCCGTGGATACATGAATGGGCTAAAGGATGCTGGCAAGCGATGACCCTTGAGCAGAATCCTCTTAGTTCAGAAGAATTGAAAGAAGCTGTTGATTCAGGGCGTCTCTCTCTTGGCTGCCCTTTGCCTGCTGGATTTACGGGATGGACTGAGCAAGATAAGCGCGATTTGCAAGATGTAATGCGACGGATTATTGAGCGAGAGAGGGAGATGGGTAATGGTTGAAATTAAGGAATGCCCGTTCTGCGGTGATTCCGCATCTCTAGATCACATGGAAGGAAAGTTTTGGGTCCAATGTGATAATTTGGAGGATTGCGGTGTAACTGATGGAATCGAGTACGATTCGCCCGATGAGGCTGTTCGTAGGTGGAATCGCCGAGCATGACCCCTGAGCAACACGCCGCCAAGATTCGTGAACTTGAAGCGCCGATGGCTGCGGCCTATCTGGCGGAGGTTCGTGCTGTCGAATCTGCGGCGACGGTTGCCGAGGTTGAGCGGCTGATTGCTGAGGATGACCGGGATGGCTTGGCCGTTCTGCTGAGTCTAGGCAGCCTGACCCTATTTACTGAACTGTTCCGTACAGCATTTATCCAAGGCGCTCAGAATGAGCTAGCTGGACGCTGGCGGTTCGATAGCAATACATGGGCTGTCATCAATCTGCTGATGGGCGAATACCGCTCTATCAGCGATACGTCCGCCATGGACCTGCGCAAAACGATTGACGTAGTGATAGCTAATGGCAACACCACGCGGAATAAGGCGCTCGATCTACTTGGCGTAAAAGGCACTACAGCCCGCCGCACAGGCGGCATGGTTGGCCTACCGGTGCAGATGAGCGAATGGGTGGAGGCGGCCCGTCAGCAGCTTCTCAGCGGCGACCGTGCGGCTATGCGGGCCTACCTGACTCGTAAGCTTCGGGACACAGCCTATGACCGATTCGTGGTGCCTGGTACTAAACTAACCATTGAACAGGCCAACACCATTTCCCGCGCATACTCTGCCCGTTTGCTGCAATCCTATGCAAAGCAGTTGGCGCAGACCTATGCCCAAGCGGCGTATGAGGCTGGCCGTCGCCAAGGGTTGCAGCAGCAGATTGACGCAGGTGTTATTTCTGCCGAACAGATTACAAAGGATTGGCAGACTGCTAGAGATGAAATGGTCCGCCATAGCCACCGCGATATGCAGGGGCAGAAACAACAATTCGATCAGCCATTCGTAAGTGGCCTTGGCGGGCTTATGATGTATCCGGGCGATGCCTCTTTAGGGGCTAGTGATGAAGATCGATACGGGTGCCGCTGTCGCGTCCGCTACTCCGTAAGAATGAGGTTCTAATATGAAATTCAGCGTATTCAAGGGCGATGATGGTTATGAAAACTATCTAGCCCACCGGCCTGTTGTCGTCTACGTGAACGGCGAAGTCCTTAACAACGTTGTCCGCCTTGATTCCGATCAGGGCTGGGCAGAGTTCAACGTGAAAGATGCTGACGGCCTCTTCCTAATCGAGAATGGAGAGATTGTCACGGACATTGCCGAGGGATTTGTTGAGGTCAAGGGAGACGGTATCGATCTAGAGGAGCCGATTGCTGAGCATGAGCCGCCGCTAGAGCAGGAAGAGCCTGACAATGGCTGACATTCACGACAGAGGCCGCGCCCTAGCTATTCGTATGCTGGCCCCTAGGCCGCAGGGGAAAGGTGCATCTCTTGTTCTCCGTAAGAAGACTGTAGGCGAGTACAACCCCGAGACTGGCGGGCAGGATGTGGTGTGGACCGAATACAACGGGTCAGGGCTACGAACCACCTATGACCTGAAGGACATTGACGGCAGCTACATTCTTGAGGGTGATGTTGAAATCCTAATGTCTCCGGTCATGGTCGATGGATCGGATATGCAACAGCCAAGCACTAATGACGTGATTGTGTTTGATGGGTCGTCCTACAACGTTGTTGACGTTAGGCCAGGGAATTTCATCGGCCTAGACTGCTTCTACAAGGCGCATTGCCGAGGTATCTGATGGTCAATAACGCCAAAAAGTATGGACTAGAAGGATCGTTCGCCGCACAGCTTCAGGAGTTTGCGGATATGGTTCAGCAGGATGCTGATGAGGTGTTCCAGATCGTGGCCACGGAGGTTGGACAGTCTGTTATTAACCTAACTCCGGTAGACACTGGTCGAGCGCTCTCCAATTGGAATGCTGGGATCAACTCGCCGGACGATACTTACCGCGAGACTGAAGACCCGATGGATTCGCAGACTAGCTCTAGGCTAGCGGGTGAGTTCAGCACGCTGAAGTTTGGCGATACGGCATATATTACCAATGCCACTCCTCACATTCCGTTCCTTGAATATGGATCGTCCAAGCAGGCTCCTAATGGCTTCGTGAGAATCACTTTGGCAAGATTTAACAATATCGTTCAAGATGCTGTGCGGAGGGTAGCTAAGTGAGTCATGCAATGGCGCGAGCCGCTATCGAGCGCAAGCTATTCGATTGGGCTAAGGCTAAGTCTCCGGTCTTGCCGTCATTCTTAAGTACGCAGAAAGGAGACGTTGCCAAGCCAATATTCATTCGCGGCAACCTGCTACCAGCCTCGGCCCGGACTGAATGTCTGCAAGGCGATGAGATTACCTACCTTGGTATGTATCAAGTAACTATCTCATGCGATCCTGAGCAGCCTATCGGCAATGCAGAATCCCTAGTTTCACAGATTCAAGAGTTGTTCCCAGTTTACTCAGATATTGGCATTGAAAGTTTCAACGGAATGATTACAGATGCCGTTGACCAAGGCCCAACTATTTACGAAGATTCGCGCTACAATGTCCCCGTTACAATCCCGTACCGTGGCGTAGTTGCTACCTAAGAGGTTTATATATGGCTAAGAGAATGGAACTTCCCAACGGTGCGAAGGTTCATACCGCACTTTCCATGGGCGCTCCGGTAACCATTACCGCAATCACTAATGCTAACCCTGCCGTTGTAACAGCGGCCTCGCACGGTCTAACTGCTGGTGATTATGTGATCATCAACTCTCCTTGGTGTGAGCTTGATGGGCGTGCATTCCGTGTTGGCGTTACTGACGTTGATACATTCACGCTAATTGGCGCTGATACTTCGGACACTACCGACTTCTCTCCGGGCGGTGGTGCTGGCTCCTTCCAAGAGGTTGTCTCTTGGACTGAAGTGCCTTGCGTTACTGAAATTAATCTTACTGGCGGCGAGGCTCAGTGGACTGAAGTCGGCTGCCTTCAGGAGCAGAAGACTACTCGACTGTTTAATGGTTTCTCTCCTATTGATTGGCAAATGTCTGTTGTTGATCTTGATGGGAACCCGGCTATTGAGCGTTTTGAGGAAGTAACAAAGTCTCAAGAGCCGACTGTCACCCGCATTACGTTGAAGTCGGGCAAGGTCAAGTTGTATCCAGGTATTCACATCATCAGCCAGGATTCGACAATGACTCGTGGTGAGGTGATGGTTCGGACGTTGAACATCGCCGTCACCGACATTACTAAGTATCCGGCCCCGTAAGGAGTAATTTGTGGCAAAGAAGTTCTCGATCAAGCGTGATCCGACCTTCAAGGCTACCGTGAACCTGCCCTCTCCTGGGCAGGAACCGGTGCCGGTTGAATTCACTTTCAAGTGGATGGATCGGAAGGAGCTGACCAAGTTTAACGATGACCGTTATCAGTTCTTCGTTAACAAGGTTCCGGGTTACGCCAAGGAAGAAGGGGTAACGGGAATCGATGTTGCACAGTTTGTTATTGACTATGAAGTTCCTCAGTTGAAGGCCATCATCGTGGGTTGGGACATTGAGGAAGAGTTCAATGACGATAACCTTCGTGCCCTGGTGGAGGCTGGCTCTGAATATCCGGCTGCCATCGTGAATGGATACCTTGCCGCCTATGATCGGGCGCGCGAGGGAAACTGAGGCAGGTTGCCCATGAGCTAAGCGCCCCGGAAGCTGACCTTTCAGCCATGGCGGCGCTAGGCTTTGACCCTGAAGATTTCGATGAAGAATACAACATCATCGAAGTTTGGGAATGTAACGCAGATGCCTTCTACGTCTTTGAGTCGATGGCGACACAGTGGCGGGTAGGCATGGCAGGGGCAACCGGGCTGGACTACGCTGCAATGCCCGTGGTCATGGATATGGTGGGGGTGGGTAAAAAGCGCAGGCCGGAAGTATTCGCATCGGTCCGCATTATGGAAAGTGTCGCCCTAGAAACCATGGCGGAGCATAGAAACGATGGCTAATTTTGCACAACTCGGCATCCAGATTGATTCCAAGCAAGCCGAGGATGCGGCCCGTGATCTAGACGACCTTGCCGCAGCGGGTGCGCGTGCAGAGAAGGCCACTGATAAGCTTTCCAAGACAACCACTGATTGGGCCGCTGAGCAGCAGAAGGCTAACGCTCGCGCCCGTGAGATGGAGCAGGCGGACGATAGACGTGCCGCTAGCGCACAGAAAGCCAATAGCACGATCAAGGACCAGCAGCAGGAGCTTGCCAAGCTAATTGGGCAGATCAACCCTGCCATCAAGGCTCTAGACCAGCTAGATGAACGCGAGAGGAGTCTTGCTGAGTTTCGTAAGCAAGGCATGGTCGATACCGATCTATACAACGACCTTAACCAGCGCCTCGCACAGCAGCGCACAGCGCTAACCCAAGTCAGTGGCGCAGCTAACCAAGCGGGTATGTCTCAGCGGGCCTACAGCGCTGCTATGCGCAATGTCCCCGCGCAGATCACCGACATTACCACTAGCCTGATTGGAGGGCAGCCTGCGTACCTTGTGGCTATCCAGCAGGGCGGTCAGCTAAAGGATATGTTCGGCGGCATCGTTCCTGCGGCTAGAGCGCTGGCTAGCTCGCTGGTTTCGATGATTAATCCCATCACTCTGGCCGCAGCCGCTATCGGCGCGCTTGGCGTTGCATGGTATCAGTCGGGGCAGCGAACCGAGGCGATCAATGAAGCACTGATTACAACGGGACGCAATGCTCAGTACGGTGCAGATCAGATCAAAGCGCTTGGTAGTGCGGTCGATGAGTCCTTTGGCATTACTTCCGGAAATGCTACGGCTGCAATCACCGCGCTGGCTACTACAACTCGCCTTAGTGGAGATGCACTTACGGGTGCCGCTGAGGCCGCTACTCGATGGGCGTCTGTAACCGGCCAGTCTGCTGACACCGTAGTGGATAAGTTCCGCCAGATTTCGCGTGATCCGCTAGATGCGCTCACTAAGCTAAATGACGCTGAGAATTTTCTAACTCAGACTCAGTATGAGCGAGTAAAAGCGCTTCAGGATGAAGGCCGCTGGCAAGAGGCGGCTACTGAGGCCGCTAGGATTTATGCGGATACCGTCAATGGTCGAGCTAGGGAGATTGAACAGACCCTCGGCCTGATTTCTACTGCATGGCTGAATATCAAGCGCGCAAGTAGCGAAGCATGGGATAGCGTTGTAACTGGCGTAGATAGCGCCCTTGGCCCGCTACAACGTTACGCAGATAGGCTTGCTCAGATTGGCGGGCTACAGCGTGACCTTGCCTCATATGCTGCTGCATTGGTCAGCCTGCCTCTTGGAATTGTTTCTAGGTTTGGCGGTAACGCTGGGCGCGGTAGGCCAGAGGTAATCATGCCTGGCGTTGATGGTGAGACGCGCACGCCGGAGGCAATTAGAAACGAAGCTGATGTAAAGCGGACTCAAGCTGCTGCCGATGCATGGAAGTCTATCGTTGCATCCACCGATAAGAACCTACAGCAGCAGATTCAGATTCAGAGGATTAAAGAGGCTGGAATTTCGGCAGGTAAGAGTGAGTCTGAAATTCAGGCTCAGATCAACGCCTATGCCGCTAGCATTGCCAAGTCATCGTCCTCTGCTACTACGGCAACGAGAGCGCGCAAGGTTGAGCTTACTGATGAGCAGAAGGCTGCACAGGCGCTATCTAGAAGCTATGAATCTATCACCGCTCAGCTAGAGCGGCAGATTGCTTTGCAGCAGGATAATTCACAGTTTGCTAGGGTAAATTACGATATTGCATCTGGAAATCTTCGTGGGCTTAGCCAGCCACAGCAACAGAACCTTCGCAACTTGGCGGCGGTTGCAGACATTGAGGCTGACTATGCGGCCCTCTATAGCGGGCTAGATACCTTGCAGGCCAAGGGGCAGGAGACTACTTCAATCCTTAGCGAATATGGCGCTCAGGCGGCTAGGAATATGCAATCTGCGTTCGCTGATTTCCTGTTTGAACCGTTTGCCGATGGCCTAGACGGAATGCTTAAAGGTTTCCTAAAGACATTGCAGCGGATGGCGGCTGAGGCTGCTGCTTCTCAGATTTTCCAAGCCATAGGAAGTGCAGCCTCTAGCTATAGCGGGCAGGGTGCAGGATGGGTTAATGCTATTGGATCAATCTTTGCTAATGGTAAAGCTGAAGGAGGCTATACCGGACCTGGCGGGAAGTATGAGCCTGCTGGCATCGTCCATCGCGGCGAAGTTGTGTGGTCGCAGGCTGACGTTAAAGCCGTTGGAGGGCCTAGTCGAGCCAATGCCATGCGGCCTACTGCTGGGTACGCTAATGGCGGTATTGTTGGCGGAGGTTCGTCAGTTGCATCTACTGGCGCAGCACCAAACTTTGAAATAAACATAAGCATGGATGGCGGCACGGTTAATTCTCAGACTCAGAGCGGAACCGCTACCCAAGATGCCATGCAGCTAGTTAATATGGTCAAGGCAACTTGCAGCCAGTGGTGGGTTGAGCAGAATAAGCCCGGCCAGCCGGTTTACAGAACTTTGCGAGGCATGGGCTAATGGCCGACAGATTCACATGGTGCGCAACTAAGCAATCAACCGGCCAAGTCAATGGATCGGTTAAGCGCGCACAATTCGGTGATGGCTATGCGCAGTCTTCTGCTGATGGCATCAATCCAATCTCCAGCACTTGGAATGTCGAATTTGTAGGGAAGCTAGACAGGATCATGGAGATTAACTCCTTCCTGCGATCCCATATCGGTAAATCATTCATTTGGGATGAGCCGCTTGTCGGTGAAGGATTCTTCTACTGCGATACGTTCAACCCATCTCCTAACGGGAATAGGCTGTGGACCATCACGGCAACGTTTGAGCAAACATATCAGCCTCCTGAGACACTAGAGCCGCAGCCACTTTACCTTGACGGTTCTGTATACTTGGATGGAAGCCAGCTACTAGACGGATTTAAGAGGTAAGAAATGGCAAATATTGACCCGGCACCGTCTTGGGCTAACATTCGTAGGCTTGAGACGACTGACCGAAATATGGCCGGGCCAGGTGGGATTCTTAATGATCCCACTACGTCAATTGCTGCCCGCCTTAATCTGCTGCGTGACAACGATACAACCCTTGGGAATTCGATTGCTGCTGTTAATGCACGTCAGGATGCTGCCGACACAGCGATTGCCAATATCCAAGGTCAAGTTCTGAATGCACCAGGCACGCTATCCGATCTAGAGAATGGTGCTGTGCTTGATCCTGTGGCCGCTTTCGCGGATGTTCCGTCTGTAGAGAACTCTCTTGGGTCTGTTTCTGCTATAAATGGGTCAATCGAATCATTGACGGCGCGCACCAAGCAGCTACGCGACTGGCGCGAGGCTGACGTGGCCAGCTTGGCAGAGGCCGGCGGCGCAGGGCTGGTCGGCTTTGGCGATTCTACAGTCGCTAGCACGCTCGGTCGGTTGCCTGTGTTTCCGGAGGCCTACGGCGCGAAGGGCGACGGGGTGACTGACGACACTGATGCATTGCAGGCCGCACTAGCTGAGTGTGTCGCGACCGGCCGCGCTTTGGTCCTTACTTCCCCAGCCTACGTGATGAATGCTCCGCTGATGTACCACCAGCGACGCCATTCAATCATAGCGTGGAATCACAGCGTAATTGATTTCCGTGGGGTCGCGGACGGCACGTGGTGCATCCAAGTTGCAAACCCGGGCACGGATGGTAGCCACATTTGGGACACTTTGATTAACGAAGTGCGCAATGTGGAGTTCCTGGGCAGACCGGGGCTGAACGGCTGGAAGAATGACGGGGCCACCACTGATACCAGTATTGGGTCGCCGCGCAGTATGTTTGTGGCGTGCTACTTCACCGACTTCAATAACACCCTCTACTTCGGGAATTCCGAATGGTGCGCTGTATTTGACCGATGCAGCTTCCGAGGCGGCGGCGGTGCTTTCATCACCACGTCGCGAACCTTTAATGCAGGGGAGAATTTGCAGTTCGCTAAATGCATTTTCAACGGTGCGAATGCGTCGATGCTCTGGAATCACATCAACGGCCCGTTTGAACTGACATTCGACGGCTGCTCGTTTGATTACTGCCTGGGCATCATGCGCTATGATGCCAGCTACACCACAGGGCGACTGATCGCTCGGTATCGCGCTTGCCATTTCGAAGACAACGGAAGCACTACGCAGTTCGCTTTTACGTTGCCTACCTCGCAAACGTTCAATATCGAACTGTTCGGGTGCGATTGGTACTTCACCGGAACGGTGCCGCAGAAGCTGGCGGCGATTGTGTCGGCACACCGGTCCTCACATCTGATTGTGCGCGATTGCGTTATCCCAATTTTCACCGCGCAGGACCGAAAGCTCGCCGAGTTGTTTACCTGGGACGACGCTGCGGGCCGTTTCGTGGTGCAGGGAAATTCCGTACAAATGGACCTGAACAATCTGCACACTATTTTTAGCCGGAAGGTGTCAAAGTACCCAAAGCTAAATGCCACGAACTTCAAACCGACTTATGGGCCCTTTGTGTTCAGTGATGCCACAAGCCCGCAGATTGTAGAGAGAATCACCACCGGTCAGCCGGCAGGGGCCCAAGGCGATATTTACAAGAGCACTGGCGGGTCCAATTTCACTGTGTTGATGGCGCATGATGACGGTCGTGCTTGGAATATCAGCGGCTGGTTGTATCGAACCACTACGGCCTACCAGCTCCAAGTTCGTTTTTTCAGGTCTGACGGCACGTTGATAGCTAACCCTACGGTTGTCTCGGTCCCAGGCACCCTCAACGACTGGGTGCGGTTCGGAATATCGCAGCTGCGAGCGCCTACCGGCACCGTGCGCGCCTCGGTATCCACCGTGCCTTCGGGGGGGCCTACGGCTACGGATTACAACATGCTATGTGACGTGGTTGCGGAGCAAATCGATTAGAGTCTTGACAGGCCGCAACAGGCTAGTCAGTCTTTATCTGCCCGGTGTGTCTGCGCATGGTTGGTTATAGACACCACATGCACTTAATATTTCATTCTGACAAAATTCAAAATAAAAGGTTAAATATAAATGGCACGCCAAGAAATCGACCTAACCACTCCGCAGCCTAATGGAAAGATGGGTGAGCCTACTAAATCGGCTTGGGAGAAGGTCAATGATATGACTTCTGATATTTTTTCAGTAGTATCGCCTTCGTCAATATCAGGACTTGAAATGGGATGGGTTTCATCTAGTTCAATATCAATCTCTAGTGGCGGAGCATTCATTGAATCAACTGGAACAGGATGCATAAATAATTCAAGCAAAATTGTAACAATCGGTAGTCAATTCCCTAATTCCTCTATTGGTCATATATATGGATATGAATCCAATGGGTTTATGGAATTTGAGGCATCATCAATTGCTCCTTCTTCTCAATATTACGGCACCGCCAGATCAAAAACTGGGGACTCAAGTAGACGTTACATTGGGAGTGTTCTAAAGAACGCATCTGGCGGGGTTGTTAGGTTTTATCATTCTTCAAACAATGGAAATTATTACTACCTTTCAGATATAAATGGGTCTGGCCTTTACATTTTGAGCGGAGGAAAATCTTCCACCTCAGTTAATGTATCTGCACGGTCCGTAGTTCCTTTAACATCTAGAATTGTTTTTTCTCTAATTGAAAATTCTGGAACTGAAATTGTTTTTATTTCAAATCCAGATATTGGCCCTGCATCTGCATCCAATATTCTTAGGTTTCTTAGAGTTAACGCATATACAGATGCTGAAATTGTTCTAGATGGAAATGGAAATTTCAATTATTCATTTGTTTCAGCATCAGGAGGAGGTGGCCTTTCTGTGTGGTGCACCGGATACAACTACTCTAGGTGAAATAATTGATAACATCTGACATTCAATCTCTAGATCCTGGCAATAAGATTGTTTTATTTGAGCTTGACGCAACAAGCCTCAATGCAGACCAATTATATTTCCATGCTCATTTGCAAAGCGGTCCTATCTATTGGCAGGGCCAGCAGTATGACCCGTGGCCGATTGAGTGTGAGGGATTTGCGCGAAGCACTAGCGCACCGCCTCAGCCTAAGCTACGTGTCGGCAATGTGGATGGGACTATCACGGCTCTGTGCTTGGCGTTTGATGACCTTGTCGGCGCTCGACTGATTAGGCGTCAGACTCTTGTTCAGTATCTTGATTCTGCAAACTTCCCGCAGCCTAATCCTACCGCTGACCCCAACGAGCATTTCCCTGATGAGATTTGGTACATTGAGCGTAAGTCAGCGGAGAATGATGAGGTAGTTGAGTTTGAGCTTGCTACTGCTGCTGACCTAAACGGACAGCAGTTGCCTGGGCGTCAGATCATCGCCAATGCGTGTACTTGGATTCTGCGAGGCGGTTATCGAGGGCCTTATTGTGGCTACAATGGGCCACCGGTTGCGGATATTAATGACAACCCAACTAGCGATCCGAGTCTAGACGTTTGCGGGGGGCGAGTTGGTAGCTGCAAGCTCCGATTCGGAGCTACAAATGAGCTAAATTATGGTAGTTTTCCGGCAGCTAGCCTAATCAGGAGTTAAAGTGAAGCTGTCTACACTAAAGGATGCTCAGGCCCACGCAGCTAAATGCTATCCAAATGAGTCCTGCGGATTTATTGTCGAGCGTGATGGTGCTGAGGTGTACGTTGAGTGCGAAAACTCTCACTCCAAGCCTTCTGAGCATTTCCGGATTAGCGGAGAGCAGTTTGCTGCTGCTGAGGATGTTGGAGAAGTTGTGGCTATCGTACATAGCCACCCTAACGCCGCATCCACGCCTTCCCATGCCGACCGTGTGCAGTGTGAGCTTTCTGAGCTTCCTTGGCATATTCTTAGTGTGGGAATGGTTGATGGCACTCCTACCTTTGGAACACCTGGTTATTGCAAGCCTTGCGGATTTGAAGCGCCACTAGAGGGACGTCAGTTTGCGCACGGAATTCTAGATTGCTTCACTTTGTTCAAGGATTTCTTGTGGCGTGAGTACGGCGTTCGTGTATCTGATTACGAGCGCGAGGACGCTTGGTGGGATAAGGGGCAAGAGCTTTACAGTATGGATCGGCTTAACGCTGAGGGATTCTTTCAGATCACCGACGGCATTAGGCGAGGCGACGTTATTCTAATGAACGTGCGATCAAAGGTTCCAAATCACGCTGGCGTATACCTAGGCGACGGGCAGATGCTCCACCATCTACATGGCCGATTGTCGCGCCGCGATAACTACGGCGGATATTGGGCTGAGCGAACTGTATACGTGGTCAGACACCGAGATATGCCAAATGGATAAGTCTCTAAAGAAAGTTATTCTCTATGGACCCATGCGCAAGCGATTTGGCCGAGAATTTGAGCTAGCTGTCTCTTCACCTAAAGAGGCAATCCATGCCCTTTGTGTGCAGGTCGAAGGGTTTAAAAAGTACCTTTTTGATTCAAAGTCAAACGGACTGACATTCGCCGTATTCATTGGGAAACGCAATGTTGGTGAGGATTCGCTTGAAGATCCGGCGGGTAGTGATGAGATTCGCATTGCCCCCATCATTGAAGGAAGTAAGCGGCAGGGGCTTCTACAGACCATTGCGGGCGTCGTTCTTATCGTGGTTGGCGCTTACACCGGTATCCAGCCTCTAATGAACCTAGGCGTATCTCTAGCGCTAGGCGGCGTTGTTCAGATGCTTTCTCCTCAGCCAAAGGGGCTTGGGGCAAAGGATGATCCTGGCAACCTTCCTAGCTACTCTATGGATGGCGCGGTGAATACGCAGGCCCAGGGAAATCCGGTTCCAGCCTGTTATGGCGGGCCTTTGATTATCGGCGGTGCTATCATTAGTGGCGGCATTTATGCCGAGGATTTGGCTACTAACGCTTAACTAATAATCGGCGGAACCCTTGAAAAACAGAAACCTAACTATCGTTGGCGCTGGCGGCAAGGGTTCGACGGCTGGGCGTACTCCCGTAGAGTCACCGGATAACCTGCGATCTATTTCCTATGCTAAGACTATCCTCCTTCTCGGTGAGGGGGAGATGCGTGGGCTTGTCAACGGCTATAGGTCCGTATACCTGCAAGGCACTCCGCTACAGAATTCAGACGGCACATTCAACTTCCAGAATGTAGCTGTTGAGACGCGCTCAGGCACTCAGGATCAGTCTTATATCCCCGGCTTTCCAAGTGTTGAAAATGAGGTGATTGTCGGGGTAGAACTCCGCGCTGATACCCCTATTGTCAGAACTGTATCTGGATCGGACCTTTCTGCGGTTCGTGTCCGCGTTGCTGTTGATTCGTTGCAGAAGGTTGATACCAGTAATGGCGATACGGTTGGCTATAGTGTCTCCTACGCTATCGATGTGGCTACAGATGGTGGCGCATACACTACCGTATTGAACAGCGCCTTCACTGGCAAGACGACGACTCAGTATGAGCGAAGCCATCGTATTGACTTGCCCCCTGGCAGTCAGTGGCAAATCCGTATACGTCGCCTAACGCCTAACGCAAACTCCTCTACGGTTGCTGATACCACTCGTGTACAGTCGATCACCGAGATTATCGACGCTAAGCTGCGCTATCCAAATAGCGCGCTCTTGGCTGTGTCTGTAGATGCTCAGCAGTTCCAGAGCCTGCCCACGATTGCCTGTAACGTCTATGGCCGAATCATCAAGGTTCCGGCTAACTATGACCCTGAGCTAAGGACATATGCCACTACCGGCCCTGGCACTACTAACGGCGTCTGGAATGGCACGTTTAAATCAGCATGGACGAACAACCCGGCATGGGTGTTCTATGACATTGTTACCAATGACCGATTTGGACTAGGCAACAATATCCCCGCTGCATGGGTAGATGCGTGGAACCTGTATCAGATCGCGCAGTATTGCGATGAGATGGTTTCGGATGGCTTTGGCGGTCAGGAGCCTCGCTTTACCTGCAATGTTTACATGCAGACCCGTGCTGATGCCTACAAGGTGCTTCAGGACCTGGCTGCTGTGTTCCGTGGAGTCAGCTACTACGCCGTAGGGCAGATGATTGCCTCTGCCGATATGCCTAAGCAGGTATCGGTTGGCTATACGAATGCTGATGTTGTTGATGGCCAGTTTGAATACAAAAGCTCTGCCCGAAAGGTCCGCCATACAGTGGCCCTTGTTTCGTGGTCAGATCAGACAGACATGGGTCGCCAGAAGGTTGAGCGAGTTGAATTCCGCCCCGGCCTAATCCGGTATGGAATCCAAGAGACTGAGGTGACAGCTATCGGCTGTACGTCTCGCGGACAGGCTCAGCGCATTGGCAACCATATTCTAGTTTCCGAGAACCTTGAGCGCGAAACGATTGCGTTTAAGGTTGGGCTAGAGGGTGTTCTTGTATCGCCAGGCGATGTGTTCAACGTCTCTAATCGGAATCGTGCTGGTCGCCGCATGGGTGGGCGTATCGGCGCGTTCACTGCGGATAGCGTAACTGTCGATCAAATCCCTGATGACATTGTTGCAGGCGATACGATTAAGGTCATGCTTTCGACTGGAAAGATCGAAGCTAGGACTATCCAGTCTGTATCAGATCGCATTGTCACTGTGACTGTAGATTGGTCAGCCAATCCTGCTAAGCAAGGTGTTTTCATATTTGAAAAGACTGAGCTTGTTGCAGAGACATTCCGCTGCATGGGCGTTGCCGATAATGAAGACGGAACCTATACGATTTCCGGACTGTCCTATCGCGCAGACAAGTTTGCCTATATCGATGATGGCACGCGCCTAGAGCAGCCGCCTATTAGCGTCATCCCGCCTAGCGTTCAGGCCCCGCCTACGAACGTTACGCTTACTTCATTTTCTGTTATCGATCAGGCCATTGCTCGCACTGACGTTACGATTCAGTGGGATGCTGCGCCCAATGCCATTGAGTATGAAGTTGAGTGGCGTCGAGATGATATGGATTGGGTTCGCATGGGGCGAGTTAGTTCTACTAGCGTAGACATTCGCGGCGCCTATGCCGGTCAATACCTAGCTAGGGTCCGTGCAGTCAATGCACTTGGAGCCAGGTCAATCCCCGCCACTAGTATGTTGACGCAGATCGACGGAAAGACTACGCCGCCGCCGTCGCTCACCTCTCTGACGACCACTAGCATTGTGTTCGCTATTGGACTGCGCTGGGGATTCCCGCAAGGGGCTACAGATACCGAGAGGACTGAAATTTGGTATTCGCAGGGTCCCGATAGGGCTAGTGCGATCAAGCTTGGTGACTTCGCCTATCCGCAGGATCGTCATCAAATCAACGGACTTGCAGCGGGCGCTAGATTCTATTTCTGGGGACGCTTGGTTGATCGCAGTGGGAACATTGGGCCGTGGTATCCGGAAGGTGCAGGTGTTGTTGGTGAATCTAGCATTGATCAGAACGAGTATGATGAATACTTCTCTGGCCGCATCACTGAGAGCGCGCTTGGTCAGGATTTGCTTTCCAAGATCGACAGTATCGACAACATCGTTCCTCTAATTTGGGATGCTAATGCAACCTATGAGGAAGGCCAGACAGTAATTTACGATGGCCGAATCTACAGTTGGACCAACGCAACGCCTGGCAACAATCAGCCTCCTAGTGCTGACTGGCAAGACGTTGGCGAGGCTATTGCAGAGGCTGGGGCTATCGTTGGCCGAGTCGACCAGCTTGAGCTTGATGTTTCTGAGATTGAGGGCCAAGTAGTTGCTCAGGGGCAGAAGGTTGATGGACTCTTCGCATCAATTGATACTCAATTCACTGGTGATGAGGACGATTACACTGCGGATAATGATGTATTCGCAGGTACTACGACGATCCAGACAGTAATTGCTACTCAGGACTATGCGCTAAGTAAGCGCGTAGAAACTGTGCAAGCAAGCGTTGGGGATGTTGCTGATGGGCTGAATTATGTTTCTGCGAGCGTTCAAGAGACTTCTCAGGCTCTAGTTGATCTTGATGGGAAGATCAGTACATCGTGGACGGTGAAGCTTCAGATTGCTGCTAATGGGCAGTATTACGCTGCTGGTATGGGCGTCGGCATTGAGAATCAGCCAGATGGTAGCTTCCAATCTCAGATTCTCATGCAGGCTGACCGATTTGCTGTAATCAACGTTGCCAACGGTCAGGTTACTAGCCCATTTGTCATTCAAGGCGGGCAGACCTTCATTAGCCAGGCGCTTATCGGCACTAGCTGGATCACTAACGCCATGATTGCTAATGCGGCAATCACCAACGCCAAGATCAGCGGTACAATTCAGTCTGACGACTATGTTTCAGGCCAGACAGGATGGCGGATCAATAAGGCCGCTGGTGGCGGGTTTGAGTTTAACGGCTCTATCGCTGGCGGATACCGCTTGAACATCACCAACCAAGGTGTATATATATACTACCCTAATGGTAATCCGGCTGTTGAATTGGGAGTGCTGCTGTAATGGTTGACGTTGGTCTAAGGATTAGAAGTCCTACAGGTTATGTAGAAACAACTGTTACCACCCGTCTTACAAAGACCATTGGATCGTATAAGTTCCCTCTATACAACCCAATCAACGTAAACAATAGATGGAGAGCGCCGCCAGAAGCTAATGGAGGAATAGTAGTTAACGACTTCTCAGGAGGTCAGCCTTTCTATTACTTTACATGCGATGACCAGCGCTCAGAATATGGTGTTCTTGTGCCATCGGTAACAATTTCTGGAAACTCAATCAACTGGACATGGATTGATGACGTTGTTCATTACCATGTAAGGTTTGAAGAATTCCCATCACAGCCAAATACCAACACTATTGGCGGCATTACACTTCATTATGGAGTTTATAGCTAATGGCTGTCGGTCTACGCGTTAGAAACCAAGCATCTGGACAGTTGCAGATTGCCAGCGGGTATACAAACCTTCAGCTAGTAAAATCTGGAACACTGGACACCGGCACTTTTCAGGCTGGCTCTACTGGCGGTAGCCCTCCTTTTGCGAGCTCGACCCATCGAGGGTATCTTTCAAGCACTAGAGGGACTAGTGATCTTCATGTAATCCGTTACATAAACGATGTTCCAGAATACAGAACTGGATATTCACTTGTTAACTCTGTTTCAAGATTCAGCGGCATCAGTAGCTGCTGGGTTTTTGCTGCTAATAATGCGCCCCAGAAAACCCTTGAGTATTACACTTTCAGTGGCGCTACCACTAACCCTTCTGGCCCGGTTGGGTTGAGGATGCGGGATGAAAACGGATCAGTATTCTATGATTCCAGAAGAAAGGGCCTTAGAGTCCTTCAGGTTGTTACCTTGCCAGATACATTTACTGGCGTAGTTTATGAGGTTGGTCAATTCTTCCCTGGGACTAAAATCGGAGTAGCTGTTCCGTCTCCTAGGTTCTACTACAACTCTGTGTCTCAAGACAGATGTACGTGTTACGCAGACGGAATACACATGACAAGTGATAACAGGATATTCCTGTCGCGCCATGAGACTTTTTCACAGATTTTGCTAACAAATACTTTCCCGCCAGGAAATGCAACAAGTTCACCCCAGCCAGCTACAATTTTCATTGTAGACCTGACTGAGGTTCCCTTGAACTTCACGGCTTAGCATCGGCAGCGGCCAATGGCAGCGGTAGCACGGAACTCATGGCTACCGTCTGCGCCAACTTCCGGCTTGTTGAACTCACGGAGCGTACCGCAGGCGCTGAGCGACAGGGCAATGACGATGGCGGCAATGATCTTCTTCATGGTGTAGTCCTCTTGGTTGGTGAATCCATATTGCCGCATAGATAAAAATCAATCAATAGCAAAAATAGAACATTGTGCATACAAAAAGGGAGCCAATCGGCTCCCGTATTTCATCCAATCGTGCTGAATCGCCTGCTATATGGCATCTGATAGCCTCCAAAACCTCGGGCTGCTGCTGATTCAATCTCCGCCTTGGTCAGACGCTCAAACTTATGCTCCGTAGGGCTGCGGTCAATCTTGCCCCCAGCTTTCAACCATTCATCAACAGACTGTTTAGGCCGATCATCCTCCACAACCTGGCGCTTAACCTTGATGGTCATTGCATCCGGCTTCCTGGCATTGGCAATCTCTTGCTGCTGGATAGCTTTGATCCTTGCGCGCATAGTGCGATTGTTTCGGGCGTTAGCCTTTCGCTTCTCATCAGCGGTCATGGCCTGCATCTGGATAGCATCACGGACAAAGTGATACATTCGATCATCATCCTGTCTCACACATCCATAACGCTTCATGTAGCTTAGGATTCGGCTGCACTGCTTGGGCGGGAACCCCGTACCCTTGCTTACTTCTGCGTTCCTGGCTGGGCCACTGGCCTTCAGCCAGTCGCGGACCTGCTGCGCTTGCGATACTGCCATAGTCTTTTCTATACCTCTTAGCTTTTGTTTCAGCGGCCTAGCCACTCTATATCGATATGGCTTGGAGTCTCCAATACGTTCTAGCAGTCCAACCTTGACCATCGTTTGAATGCAACCACGGATGAGTGCAAGGTTCCCGCCTATCTCTGAGTGAACATCCGCAGCCGTCTTTGGAGATGACAGGCAGCTACGGATGCGCTCGCTTAGGTTCACTTATTGCCCACCGCCAGGCTGTCGATCAGGGCCAGCGCTTCCGCAATTCCCTTGATGTAGGGGAGGTCGCCGTCGAAACGGAGGGTGATCCCCTGAACTGCATCGCGAACCGCGCCCAGGTCCACGGCCTGCGCGGGCTTGTAGCCGTCTACGCCATACGTGCCGATGATCCCCAGCATGTGGCGACCCTTTGGCAGCGCCGCCAGCTCTTCGTCGCTCAGGTCGGTGCCGACGTCCATATACCCGCCTTCGCCGAGGTCCAGATACGCCACCGGCTCCTGCCCACCACCAACGGTCAAGGAATTCTTGCCGGTTGCGCCCACCGGCTGGCTGGCGGCGAGGGCGGTGCTCGCGTAGTCACGCATCTGCTTGGAGGTGAAGTAGTAATCGCAGGGCTCAGCGAACCCTTTTTCACCGCGAATCATGCAGCGAACCGAGTCAACCTCTTCGGGAAGAGGTGGCAGTTCTAGTACGTCCGGGTTGTCCGGCATCGGCCCCCACTCGCCGGACTGCACGCGTTGATCGAACGCAGCCCGCTCAGCTTCGGCTTTCCCACGGAGAGCGGCTGCCATCTTTGCCATAGGCGAGTCATCCCGCTGACCACCCGGGGAGGGCTGGGCGGAGAGGACGCGCGCATTCCAGTGTTCTGTCATCGAGGTCCGCAGCCATTCGGTTCCGTAGCGCAGAGTGCGCTGGTGCCGCTGGATGCAGCCCATGCTCTTGCACTTCAGGGTGAGCCCGTTGTCCTTGTACGGAACGAACTCGGCACCGTTTCCGCAGAACGGACAGGGGAGCAGGGCATCCCCCAGACTCACCCTCCCACCGGGCTGCGCGTCCGCCAGGGTCTTGTTGTCGGTGGTCATGCGGGTTCTCCCATTGCGGCGTCGATCTCATCAGTCCAGTAACCAGAGCGGAGGAGTGCCTGTGCAGCATCGATGTGCGGTGTACGGCTATCGCCAACCGCGATGATCTCCAAAGTAGTACGAAGCCCCTCTACCTCAGCGCGCAGGCGGGCGATCTCTGCGTCCTTTGCGGCGAGAGAGGGAGTGGTCTGGCTGTGGATTCCGCCGCCGTTCTGCATGTAGATATGCATCACCAGCCCCCCTGCATGCGTACGAATGGAATGTCGTCGTCGGCGAACTCATTCTGCGGCGCATTGTCCGTAGCCCGCTGCGGCCGCTCGCGCTGCTCCTGACCGCCTCGGCGGGAGCTGGTGCCGCCTGACTGGCCTTCCTGCTTGCCGCCGAGCATCTTCAACTCGCTTGCAACAATGTCGGTTGTGTATTTTTCTACACCATCCTGACCAGTGAATTTGTCGTACTTCAGCGACCCTTCAATGTAGACGCTTGAACCTTTTCGCAGATATTCTCCTGCAATTTCCGCAATCTTCCCAAAGAATACAACTCGATGCCACTGAACATCCTCCTTGCGATTGCCTTCCTTGTCCTTGTAGACATTGGTTGTTGCTAAGCTAATCCGGGTGATGCACTTGCCAGCTTGGGTGTATTTGCAATCAGGGTCATTCCCCAAATTTCCGATCAAATGAACTTTGTTCAATCCGCTTGCCATCTCACTTCCTTTGGTTGATATATTCGATGAACTTTTCTTTTGCTGCCTGTAGCTTGATGACAAACGCGTCAATCTCAGCCGCCATCTTGGCTGTGTAGTCATCGGGTGTTACGCGGATTCGGAACGGCTTGTAGCCTGGACAGTGGCTCACGAACTCCCAAAACGGCAAGCCGCTCACCGCTAGGGAGAAATGAACCTGCTGCTTATGCTCATCCGGTAGCTTGTTCTCGATCATCCATAGTACATGCTTCTTGCCTTCCGGTGCCTTGTATTCTCCGCCTCCAATTGGCTGTGAGTCTCGCCCTAGCATTAGCCCATCCGGCGAGCAAGCCACTAGACCATCGTCTCGGAAGATCATTCCGACTTCCTTGATTTCACATCCGCTAACTAGGCTGTGCCAAGCCCGAGTCTTTGGTTCCAACTCATTGCCGCGTTCCGTGTGCCGATTGCCCCCGAATGACTGCTCATCGCTTGACCGCTCATCACGTGGGCGAACAATCTCATCAATTAGCTCAGCCATGTAAGCGGATTGGCTTGATGATGGCTTGCCCGCTGCTGTCAGGATTCGATCTGCATTGGATGCCGTAGGAACGCCAGCCCGAGCCGCCCACCACTCAGGCGAGTATTGCTCACACTCTAGAATCCTCACGCCTGCGAAGCCTCTTGGATTGTCTGAACAACCTCAGTGAACCTGCTAGCCGGAATCGCCTCAACAGCCTCAACGCCGATGATGCCAAGCAGCTTAGGCGCATCAATGCCGGATGCCTCAATGTGATCGCGGATAGTTGCGGCTTGATCCTGGCTGACAAGCTTTACGGCCTCGGCCTCAAGGTCATAGCCACCCTCAGATTCGTTAGCCATCTCGATTGCCTTATTCAGCTTCTCGGCTCGCTCGGTATAGGGCCAGGTCTTGCTAGCACGCTTGATGACGGCCTTCTTGGCCATCTGCTCAAACCACTCAACCCACGGCCCAGATTTCTTCTTAGCGTAGCTCATGGACTTTCCGCGAATCTTCTCAAGCTCATCCGCGCCCATGACCTCTGTCAGAATATCGCCGTCGCTAGTTTTGGCGATGCAGTAGACGCCAATGATTTGGTCATCATCCTTTCGCTTGAACGGATTGCACTTATGGATCGGCTCGCGTGCTGGGCCGTGGTACTCAAACGTATCGCTTTCGTAGACAATCTCAGCACGTCCCCAGCGGATAGAGCCGGTGTCCGTGGCTATCTTTATAAGTCCCTTGTAGCTAATGTCGAGGATAATAGCGCCATCACGCGGGATCAGATAAGCGTAAGCATTGGCCGGATTCAGCGTCAGGCCGGTGGATGCTACGTTAATCATCGCCAGGTGAACCGACTTCGGGTTCTTGTTGGCGGTCTGCATGGCAAAGTCAGTTTTCATCAATGCCTGCATGGCAAAGATGCACTCACGATCATAGTTGACCGTCTTTTCAGCGACTTCCCGGAACTTTTCCTCTGCCTTCTTGATGGCCGCCTGATACGGCGCCATGCGCTGCTCTTTCGGCTGCGCCTCAACTACTTCGTTCATCCCTATTCCTCTCTTAGTGGTGGAGCGACGGGTGCCATGTTCCCGCATGGGGTCATAGAGGCATTGCCTCTCGCCCACTGCCGTTATTGGCGTGTTTGCCTGATAGCAGCGCCGCTCAGCTTGCGGCATTCACTCCATATCTGCATCGTACAGCTATTTTACCGTGCTGTAGTCTCAAATCCTAAGAACGCATCGTTCTATTTTTCCCACCATTGAAGCTCATGTACGCCAGAATCAATTCGGGCAGCCGAACGTTTAGCCCTCGCCTCCACCCAATCTCGATAAGGCTCCCTAAGCATCTGGCTAACGTAGTCCGCTGCTGACTCGCCATCATCAATCTGTATTTCCAGCTTTTCAGCAACCATCTTACAAGCCCAAGCATCTTGACTAACCTTGTGCAGGAGCTTGGCGGAAGCCTCCGACTCCCATGCGGTAGCTTTCGACCCATTCAACATGCGACGCCACCTTGCACGAACTCTCTCACGGATATTCATCACTTCCTCCACTAAAAATAAGCCAGCGCCCCACACACAGCCGCGCCGAACGTGAACAGTACGATGCCGCCACTATCGTCGTGCCAGCAGTAGTAGATGCCTGCGAGGCACACAAGGAACGTCGCCAGGCTAGTCCATTTGTTGAGAATCATTGAGTAACTCCGATCCAGACAATAGCAGCCAATCCAATCACGCATACGGCCATCCCAGCCAGCGCGGCAATGCTCCGAAGATCTCTGAAGATCAGGTACAAATCAAACCTCATTTCCCCAAATCCTCAACTGATTGATGAGTCCAGCGGCATCCCAAAACACGCTGCCAGCGTCATCCTTGGTTTCGCATTCCAGATAGTGCCAGTCGCCATCATGGTTGTAGTCCCAGCCGATTTGGTGTGCGATCACTTCGCCATCTTTATTGATGTGCGGCTTGTAGAAGCTGGGGTAACTGTGAACGTCAAAGCAAGGTTGATCCGAAGGATTCCCCTCGCGCTTGAACATTCCGAACGCCGGATGGTTGTTCCAGACGTAGGCATATACACACCAAATGTTCTCAGTCGTGCCATCTAGCTTAGGGCCATCATGGCGGCTCACCTCTACGCAGAAGTTGGACTCGCGGTGAGTCCAAACATCCTTCTTCTTCCAATTAATCTCGGGGGTCATGGAACACCTTCATTGCATCCTCAACCTGATCTCGGTAGCTGTCGGCCATAGCGATCAGATTCCGGAATGCTGCAATATGATGCTGCGGCAGTTCGATGGCGCCGCTAATCCAGTCCAGTGCGCCCGTAGCCGCCGCCAACGTTTGAACCATCTCGGCACGCTCAATTGACCCAATTTCGTCCGCCACATCCTCTACAGCGTCCGTCCATTCCTCGCTATTGGTGTCCGGCGCTGAGGTCTTCCAGTTGTCGTATTTGGTAGCCATTACAACCCTCCGTTCATAGCTGCGACCCAGAATTCAGCCCCTTCATTGCGCATGCCCCATGGGCAGTACTTTGAAACTTCCCATTTACCATTTCTGAATGAAATATGGGGCTTGTTACGGTTGCCTTTAGCGCCCTTACTCGGTGCGCCAAGCCTCATCCTCAACATGTTTCCTCTCCGTATCGGCGCCTGCCCTGTCAGTGATGCTAGATTACGCCTATCCGGTGCTCCAATAAATAGCAAAATTGTACACACACTGTTCTATCAGTGGTGTTGATCAGCCCGCCAAACCTAGGCAAAGTGAGCCCATGACGAAGCACCGCAAACCGCCAGCAGCCTGGCTGCACCTGTACAGTGGTGACATGATTCACACCACTATCCCTAAGCACAAGATCGACACGTACCTAGAGGTGATGAGCGAGCAAGGTTACACGATAGAGCCGGAACCGACAGTTAAAGGTTACATGCTGCACTGCAAAACAAGCCCGCATGATAGACCTAAGCCAAACAAACTTAAACTTGTTAAGGGATGAATATGAATACTAACGTTGATGTACTGAATGAAATGGAACGTGCATCTTCTCGGCTATTTGATGCAGGACTTCACGGAGACCTTAGCCTTGACGAAGCCCGCGCCGCAGTCGCCGAGCTGATCGAGGCTCTGATTTTTGCTAGGTCAGAGCTATCCGGACTTCCTCACTCTCTTGGCTATTCGTTCACCCACCTTCCGAAGATTGATGCAGCCCTAGCCCGGGTAAAAGGAGCCTGAAATGAGCCGCCTGTCCGACCGCATGCTGTGGTACAGCATTGACGACACCACGCAATCCGCACAGTGCCGCCGCTATCGCAAGACTCGCCTTCCGACTGTTGCGATATGGGCCGCCGTAACCCTGCTGATTGTCGGATGGGTCATTTTTAAGTAAGGAGAGATATATGAAACCGACTTGGGATGATGCGCCGGAGTGGGCGAATTGGCTGGCAATGGATGGGGATGGCCGATGGGTTTGGTATGACAATAAGCCTTTCTTTGATGAGGCTTATGATTCTTGGCAGCAAACATTCGACAAGGAAAACACCGCAGAGTATGCAACTGGAATCCCTGACTGTGACGGCCCAGATTGGGATCAGGCATTCGATACCCTGGAGCGCCGCCCATGAGTGACTTCGCCGACCATGGCGCAGAAGCCGCCGACTACATGCTGACCGTAGCTCTTAGGCAGCAGGAGCAACGCGCAGCAGCTACGCCGATTCCTATGTGTGAAGAATGCAGGGAGCGAGAGGTCCACGTTACTGCAATGGGTACTCGGTTCCGCTACTGCCCTGATTGCACATACGATCTTACTGGGAGGAAAGTGTGATGAAGATTGATGGCATCGAAGTGATGGACAATGCCGCTTGGGCAAGTGTGGCTTACTCGGCAGCCCGCAAGATCATCGCCACGAAGTACCGTAAGCGCGCATTCCTGGCTGAGCATCTGTATCAGGACATTGTGAAGAAGATCGGGGAGCCTTACGACGCACGAACGATGGGCCGAGTGATCCGCGCCCTTAGTGCCGACGACCTGATTTTCAGCTTTGAAGTAGCACGAGCCAAGACTAGCAACGGTAGCATCAAGCCTGTTTGGCAGAAGGTGCCGTATTGGGGGAAGAAGTGAACATCGAAATTGGCAAAACCTACCTTCTTACTACTAACGCATGGTTCTTCGCGCCTGATGGCAGGACCTATCGTGCAGCCTTCGGAACCGTCCACGGCATCCACTCTAGCGAGGAAACGCTAGGAATCCGCACCAACGCCAAGTCTACGAACTGGTACGTACAGATTGGCTCGCTGACCGTTGCTGGATGCCAGATTGAGTACGCAGTCCAAACGGATGAGTGCGACATGGGAGAAGTGTTCGACTACAAAGTGAATGACCAGGGTGAATGCGTAAAATATTTGCGTCCATCTGATATTTTTTATGCCGATTGACCCCACGCCCCTCTAGACAGAGGGGCTTTTCTTTGGTCTAATAGCTGTGCGGCGTTGTGCCGTCCGGAATAGCAGCCGGTGATTTTTAAGTCTAGCGGTAGTGAGAACCCTTTGAGTACGGTGGGCGAACGGACCCTTTAAACAGGTCTAACGACCCTACCGCCGACGGGGACTGCTACCAAGTAGTCCATCGTACTCAAAGGGTTTTTCTATGCCTGTAGAAAAGAAGACGCGAGAGGTTTACTACAGCCCTCGCCGTGGTCGCCACTTCATGACGAAGATCGGGGCCGCACGCGCTGAAGCCAATGCGCGCATGTACAAAGCCTTCCCTTCGGAAGATGCTGAGTACGAAGACGATTACGTACGTTGCACATATCCAGGCTGGAACTTCACTGGGGAGCCGCGTCTAGTGGCTGTTCGTGATCGCCTTGTTGCTCGTTATCTAAAGCAGTTGAGCGCCTAACGCTCTGACAACACCGTCAGGGCGCGGCACTGCCTGTGCGCAGTGAAAGCTAATGGCCCGGTTCCGTGGGCGCACCCAAGAAAGCGAACAAAACTGGAAGGCTACCAGTTAAAGCCCCGGATTCTGTCCCGGTGACGAACGGCAGATAGAGTTGCTGCGGGAACTTTGCGGTACTGGGCGAAGGGCATAAATCCTCGCTGGGTCCGATTTCCGACCGCTCCCATCGCTCTCAGGCGACGGAGATAACCTAGCCCCGTCTTAGACGGAACGAACCAGTTGTCTCGGGCTTACCGAGGCTGGCGTTGGAAGGCCACCAACACAAAAAATAGGCAGCTAGGGTATACGGCAACAAAGAGGAGGCAGTTCGCATATGCCTCACCATCCAACCTTCATGGCTGGCTGGTTCTGCGGAAAGCGGAACTATGCCTAAAGAAAAGAGAGATAGAGTATGGCTAAGATTGATGATGACTCGGTTGTGGTTGAGACTCGCTGGGCGACAAGTTCGGGCGACTTTGTTCCTTTCACGCCACTGCCGAAACGGTTCCACGGCAATAAGGTTCGGATCACCATTGTTGAGGATGATTGTTCTACGAATGAAGATGCTCCGTTCCATTTAGACCCTTGATCGAACGTCCAGACAAGAGGACGATTGGTTCACCAACAACGGAGAGTGTGATGATTATTACTGGCGACACGTTCGCTGATGTTCTGGCTCAGGCTCAGCACATGTTCGACATTCAGAAGAAGAAGGCGGATGAGACAATCCCTAAGATCATGAAGGTTGAACCTTGCAAAGGCGTGGAGTTCAATTCCAGCAGCCTTGATGTTCGGGATGGCTGGGGTGGCCGGAAAGAACCGACAACGGTAGATGGATGGAATCGTTCGCTTGATGCGTTCAACGCTGAGGTTGATGCCAAGGTTGAGGCTATCAAGCAAGTCCACAAGTCGAATGAAGCTGCTATTGCGAATAATCAGGAAATCACCTCAAAAGTAAGCCTAATCATGCGTGAGCTTGGCATTCCGCTCACGTATCAAGAGCGCGATTACAGTTCGCGTGCGCAGCGCCCTAAGTACAACACGCGAAATGCAGGATACCTGGGTGACTTGAGTCGTAATGTAATCCTTTCTGATGGCTATGACGCGGCCATTGCAAGTGCTGCGCGGGCAAAGCAGCAAGCTAAGGAGTATCACGCCAAGAAAGTCGCTGGTCTAGCTCAGAAGGAGCGTGAAGAGGCTGCGGCTAAAAAGAAGATCAAAGATGATGCGCTTATCGTTCACATGCGCGTGAAGTACAAGTGCGATGTTGAAGATACGGTCTATGACGTTCTTCGGGCCATCATCGGTAAGAACAAGTATCTTTGGCTTGCTTACTGGATGCAGGAAAATCGCCTTGATTGGAACGATGGTCCTGATTCGGCACGCGTTGGCCTTGATGGCTTCAAGGTTGAGAGCGAGGAAGATCAGGAGATTTACGATGCTGTTTCTTCCCGAATTGAAGATTGGGAAGGCGATGGAAGGGTGTTCCGAGATATGGAATATAGCTATGACGTGATCTATGGGATGGTGGATGACGCTGAGCTTATGGCGGACTACCAGCGGATTGCAGAGGTCTACAGTGCGAGTCGTTATTGATGAACCTATTCGACGCTAAGCCAAGCTACGAGGAGCTAGAGGCCAGAGTAGTAGAGTTGGAACAGGAGGTGGCAGAGCTTCGCAAGGTCAAGCCAAAGGGAAGCACAAGGCGGTTCGCAGACTTCTGGACGGCCTACCCGAACAAGAAGGGCAAGGCTGAGGCTGAGAAGCGATGGAAGTCCGAAAGGCTTGATGAGATGGCCGACACGATCATCCAGCACGTCTACCTGATGATTGCCGAGGATGACGGCTGGCAGCGCGGATATGCCCCGATGGGATCGACGTACCTCAATCAGAAGCGATGGACGGACGTGCCGCAGGCTGCACCACTGGCCGCACGCGCTCAGCCTAGCAAGCAGATGCAGGCATTAATGCAAATGGGTGGAGTGAATGGATTGGATCGAGGAAGAGCTACGCAAGGGTTTGATGCAGTTGATGTGTCTCGGCCTGCCTTGGGCACCGCCAGGGGACATGATGCAGGGAACGCTTATGGCTTGGAGCGCGGCGGTACGTCACAACCGCGTATGGGATCAGCAGATGGATGGCCCACGATTCCACGCCGCATTCCTAACGCTAATGGCTGAGTGCGAGCAGTGGCCGACACCTAAGCAGTTCGTGCAGTCGATGCCACCGCGTCCAGAGTTGAAGGCACTGCCACCCAAGCCAGTAGATCAGGCAAAGGTGCAGAAGATGATTGATGAATTGGGAGAGGCTTTGAAATGGTAGAAAGACTAAAAGCTCTTAAGGAGCGTGATAGTGATGAGTTTTGGATGAATGATGACGTGCGTTGCCCGCATTGCGGTAACTGCATTAGCCCTCAGGACCATGATATGCATCGAATCTACGAAGAGGGCGAGCATGATATTGAATGCCCATACTGCGAATTGTCTATGAAGGTTCAAGTTGAAGTTAAATGGAGTTTCACAACAGAGAGTCAGCCAGATGACCAAGGCTGAAACTATCCGGTTCCTTGCGTCTGAGCATTGTAGCGTGAGTGAGATTGCACTAGCAGTCGGCTACAGCGAGCGGATCATCAAGCTCCGCATGGATAAGCCTAGGCCATTGGTGGAGCAGCGTATTCCTTGGGCATTCAACGGCTGGCGAGGCTGGCCGATCAGCGATAAGGTGGTTTCACTGTGAACGCAGACACGAAAGCAGTAGCGCGAGAGCTGGTAGCCTGGTTCACCAGCGGCAATAGCGTGCCGGTGGACGTTCGGCAGACGGCCAAGGTCAACGGAGAGCGGATCATGGCGGATGCGGCGCGGTTCCATCGTTCCATCCATGAAGACAATCGTTCTACCGGTGATGTTGATCGAGAGATAGGATAGTGGCAATCTATGCCTACACCAACGCACCGAGACGCAGACATGGAAAAGCCAGACGCTTACTTCGCAGGTTACGAATCCAAGAAGGCTGAGATTTCCGGAATGGGCTTTGATGCCGCTAGGGATAAGTTCAATTTGGAAAATCCTATCGGGTTCAATCATTCCACTGCCGGTGGATCATGGTTTGCTTATGGCGAGTTTGATGCGCTTTGCGGGCGTCTTGAAAAATAACATTGGGCAGCGGCCTAACGGGAGAGTGAGATGAGTGCACTGGCAAAGAAGATCGTCAAGGCATGCGAGGACTTGGATAAGGCAATTGCCTATCAGGCAAAATCAGAAAGTGATTACAACACTGTGAAGGCTCTTCAAGGTCAGCATGGCTATTCGGTTTCTGTTAATGGAGTTCGCGTTGATGTGGCCGTTATGAATCAGCAGACATATATGGCTGAAATGATTCGTGGCCGAGAAATGTTGCATCTTGGCGCGTTGAAGGCACTTTCGGCGATCATCAATGATGCAAAAATTAATGTCGCGGCGCACAGAAAAAATGTTGCTATGCTGGCATCTAAGATGGCTGAAACTGCGGCATTGGATGGTGTGCAATGAGTCGTTCAACCCGCCACGTAGACAGGTACACCGACATTCGCCAGCAGACTCAGGCCGACGTAGAGCGCGCTGAGATGTGGCAGCGAGTTATTGACCGTAAGGCGCGCAGCCAGCGGATCAGGGAGCGGATCGTGACCTGGGCGGTGATCGGTTGCCTTGTGGTTGTGGCGGTTCGACTGTTCTATGTGGGGACGGCATGAGCCAACCAGCAACAATCACGCTCCCTCCAAAGGATCGAGATAAGGAAATTGAGCGGATCGTAACGACCGCTCGCCTTATCCATCCTGGGAAGCCGGTAAATGTACGCTTCACGATTGCCCGTCCTGAGCGCACCCTCCCACAAGTCGCCTACCTGCATTCAGTATGCTACACCATGCTTAGCGAGCATACGGGCTATGAGAAGGATGAGATTGAGGAATACTTGCTCGGCTCTTGGTTCGGATGGAAAGAGAAGAAGTTGCCAGGTGGCCGAGTGTCATCCGTTCCGATTCGCCGCACAACAACCGATGAGGAAGGTAATCGGGATGTTCTGGAAGGTCGCAAGTTTTGGGATTTTGTTGAGTGGATTCAGCGAGTTGCAGCACGTCAAGGCTGCATAATCCCCGATCCTTCTAAAGACTACAAATTGGAGGGAGTGAAATGAGTAAGCACACGCCGGGACCGTGGCATGTAGGGGGCCTCCATAAATGTACGATCTACGACAAGCTCGGAAATCGAATTGCTAACTCATTCGAGGGAGGAATGGCATCTCAGCTTACTGACAGCGAATGTGCTGCCAACGCCCTACTGATCGCGGTAAGCCCCACGATGTTCGACTACATCATCGCGCGTTCCGCCTTAGGCGATGCGGAGGCCTCTGCAATTTTGGAGTCGATCAATGCCGCGCGCTAACACACCAGCGACCGGCCTCACTGACACATGGGGCCGCAACAATCGAAAACTCACGGACAAATCTTGCCCTGAGTGCGGCGCAATTTTTCGCCCACTGCGTTCCACGTCAACCTACTGCTCTCGCCCGTGCGCCAGGAAAAAGAACGGGGGTCACAACGCCAAGCCTGAAACATGGTGGACGAACAGTAAGGGATATATCGAAGGTCGCATTTGGAGAGATGGGGAACAAGTTCGCGTCAAGAAGCACCGCCTAGTTATGGAGCAATACATTGGCCGCACGCTGCTGCCGAATGAGGATGTTCACCACAAGGACGGCGACAAGCAAAACAACGACATAGACAACATCGAACTTCTTTTACACGGAGATCATTCTCGCGTCACTAACGGCGAACGGACATATGAGCGCGGCTATTGCCTGCATCTGTCCGACGAGGAACGAGCATCTCGCGCAAGGCGTGAAGTGCGCGCCCGCGCCGCCATCAACAAGGCCAAGGGCGAGTGACATGCGCTCAGAAGGCCGCAATCTTGACATTTGGAACGACAGCCCGGAGAGGATGCTAGAGCGCGCCATTGCTCAGTTAGAGGTGGCGAATGTTGATCCGAACTTCTACGGCGCTGTTAGGCAGGATCGTGTAAAATACTACGAAAGTGAGGTAGAGAAATGGCAGAGGATGTGTACAGCCGGATGAACTCGGGTGACTTCGACGTTAGCGAGCATGGCTCCATGATCGAGCTTATCGGGATGCTGCTTAGAGGCGCCAGGCAATTTGCTGTTACTCCTCTTCCAGAATCTACTACTGACAATCGCCATCTCGGTTGGCGTATTAGCTGGCCCAAGGGTTGACATGAGCAAGATCGATTTCAAGATTCCAAAGATTGGCTCCAAGTATTCCATCATCATGAATGAGGGAACGTCTCAGGCGCTTATGGGAATGCTGTATCGCAACCCGTATGAGGATGAGATTGAACGGCAGGCATTCGACTACGGATTCCAGAGTGGTAGCTATCACAAAGAGAAGGTGATGGGATGATTCGTGGATTGTTTGAGGTTATCGCGTTCCTGCTGGGCTACCTGTTCCTTAAGTATGTCTCGCAGGCCCCTGAATTCGGTGCTGTGATTGGAGGCTGGGTTCTGGCTATGTGGGTTAGCCTGGGAATGAAGCGCGGTGCATAAAAACTATCGCGACCGTAAGCTGCTGGACACGGCCTATCAGTTCCCGTGCATGTTGAACTTCCCGTGCTGTGAGGGTGGCGATGCTGGCGAGCCTGCTCATAGCAATCAGGCGAAGCACGGTAAGGGCGGGGCTATGAAGGCGCATGATTGTTTCTTTGTTCCAGCCTGCCGGGCGTGCCATATTTATTTGGATCAGGGAGGCGGCATGACAAAGGAAGAGAGGCGGGCAGCTTGGGAAGATGCCTACTGGCGGTTTGTGCCGATGGCGTTTGAATCTGGATTATGGCGAGTTAAATAACTAGGAGATGGATATGAGTGAGTGGCAACCAATCGAGACTGCTCCTACGGATGGAACGCCTATCTTGGCCTGCATAGCCTCGCATTATACAACCAACGGATTTCTTCCCGTCGCGGTTAGGTGGCGCTGCTACCATCCAAACGCCAAGGGAAAGGAGGCATTCCGAGATCATACAGGGGCAAAATGCGATTACCTTACACATTGGATGCCACTCCCTTATCCGCCAAATGAACCCTAAGCAGCAAGCTTACCAAGCCGGAACCTGGGCTAGGGAGAGTGGCCGAGGCATCGACAGCAAGCCCATGTACGGGCCAACAGAAGAATGCGCCGAGCTTCGCAAAGAGTGGGAGCGCGGGTGGAAGGATGAGGATGCTAGGAGGAAGCGTGGCCACTAAAACCCCAACCCAGCGCAGCCTAGAGCTACTCCGATCACGGGGCTACACGGTGGCAGTGGTCGAGCGATCATCCAACTTCCGTGGAGTGTTCCGTCGCCATGACTTGTGGAACATCGGCGACCTCCTAGCGATTCGGCCTAATGAAATCATGCTAGTCCAGGTGACAAGCGGCTCCAACGTATCAGCCCGCATCAAAAAGATCGCAGACAGTGAATATATTGGTGCAATCCGTGAGTCAGGTATGCTAGTTTATGTTCACGGGTGGAGTAAGCGCGCCAATGGCCGCTACGAGTGCAGAGAGGTAGATTTGTCGTGAATAATGTTGATGAAACACTTAGGCAGCGTGGCTCACGCTATGGAAGCTATTCCGATGTTGCTGATTTAACGGTCGAAATTTTCAATCCAATTTGGCAAAAGATTCAAGGGCGTGAGGAATTCAAGCCTTACCATGTCTAGGCTCTACACATTATCTGTAGCAAAATCGCGCGTGCCGTCTGTGGTGATCCTATGTATGCAGACAACTGGCATGACATTGGGGGATATGCCAAGTTGGTTGAGAATGAAATCGAAATATCCAAGGTTTAGCCAGTACACAGACGCTGAACTAGAAGTTGTAATGCGTCTGAGCAGGGAATTAGCAAGATCGGTATTTGAGGTTCATCGTCAAGGCTATGATGTTAGCGAGGTCATGCAAGAGGCTAGAGACTTCGCGGCGGAGGCTGAGATGATGAAGAAGGAACTTAAACGCAGGAAGAGGGCAAGAGATGAAATTTAGGAAGAAGCCAGTTGTAGTAGAAGCTATCCTTTATCGAGGAGCAGGAATTGAAGGAAATCTAAGTGAAGCACTTTCTTTCACAGGGAAAGACGCATCATGGTATGAATATTTCGACAGTTTTGAATCCTATGAAGAATATGTGCTGAATGACCGGCAGGCTTTCAAGATTTTTACACTTGAAGGCACTATGGAGGCAATGCCTGGTGATTGGATTATTAGAGGTGTTAAGGGTGAGCACTATCCATGCAAAGCTGACATTTTTCAAGAAACGTACGAACCTGAAATCTAAGGGATAAATATGACTGACACCAATTCCACCACGCTGCGCAACGCTCTTGCCGCAGCCGTAAAGAACCACGTTGAATCCAATGGCATGACCACTAAGGATGCAGCAGCAGCAGTAGACGTTCAGCTCTCGCGCTTTTACCAAGTGCTGCGAGGCGAGGTGAGCAAGATTAGCTCTGATGCTCTAGTGAACATGCTGGGCGGGTTGGGCTACCGACTGACCGCTATCAACGGCTCTGGCGATGGCACTGAGATTGTGCTGAGCCTGGATAAGGCAGAGAAGGTGCTGCCGGAGATTGAGAAACCGGTTGAGATTATCGCTGGCAGCACGGTGGAGGATGGAGAGTTTGTTCGGGCAAGCATGATCCTGAAAGACCCTTCGGCTATCAAAATGGCTCTTAGTAGCCCGACGATTGGCTACAGCGGCCCAGGTATTGATTCTGATTCTACCTTCGATCCGGACTTCGACCGAGTGGTGAGCGAGGATGAGTGAGGGTCTTGACCAATACAAATTGAAGGCGGCTTTCGATGACCTTTATCTTGCCAACCTTATTGGTGGCATTAGCAATCCATACCTAATCAAGGTAAAGCGCCTTCACCCGTCAGCAGTAATCCCGAACTATGCAACCGATGGCTCTGGCTGCTTCGACATTACGGCTGTAGAGTGTGTGGAACAGAAAGACGACACGGCGACGTATCGGACTGGTCTGGCGTTTGAGATTCCGCAGGGTAAGGCCATGATCCTGTACGGGCGCAGCGGCTATGCGTTTAATCGTAGTTTGCGGCTGGCTACCTGTGCGTCCGTGATCGATAGCGATTTTCGCGGTGAACTGTTGGTGAAGGTCCGACGTGATGATGGCGGGATTTGGTATCCGTCTGCCGGTGATCGCATCGCTCAGGCCATGATCGTTGACGCGCCGCATGTGAAGTTCGTTGAGGTTGACGAACTGAGCGATACCAAGCGGGGTGATGGTGGATTTGGGCATACCGGGTGATTAAATGGCAAAGTTTGTGATACACAAGCTAAATGGCTATGGACCTATAACCTCTGTTTGCTGGCAAGAGAAATGGTGGAACCCGTGGTCATGGAAATCATATGCTTGGCGATCTATGGATCGTATGGGGCATGCGTACCTAATGGTTGGGAAAACCATGATTAGAGAATTGAAAGGAAAGGTTGATAATCCAGGGTATGTTTTTGAATGTGATGCTCCTGATGGTGAGCCTTGGGTCATCCCGCTAGATGGCGCTGAATGTGTAGTCGAGCGGCTAGATTGATCGTTCCACAAATGAACCGCTGAGTCCTATGCATGCTATTGCATAGGATTTCAGCAAGAGTAAGATTGACTCAACGGATGTAGGCGAGCCAAGCGCCCCGGTGATCCGGATACCTTGGATGTGGACTAGCCAGCCTTGTCCACATGACGAAACAAAGGGCCACAATAGACCGTGGCGTACTGGCAGTGAGGGCCGGTAGAGCCGAAAGGCGTCTCCCTATCGGTGACCTGAACGAGTAGCGACGTAATCGAGGCTGAGGGATGGAGTTGGAGATTTTGGAACCCTAACGCCATCTAGACGGTACATGCGCCAATGTGTATCGTGAAGTGACCCGCCAGTGGCTCTAGAGGGCTTAGGGCTGCTGGCGGGGGAAGTAGGCAGCTATTGAATCAAACTTGGTGAGGCACATCCTTTAAACCAAGCGGGTTTGAGTCCCGAGGCCAGGTTTGATCCAATATCTGTTTAGTGAGTTATCGCATGCATGTTGATTGCGAAAGTATGGATTAGCTGACCATTCTCATAGCACTAGAGGGGTTTGAATCCCCGCCTGATGTATAAGTTGGGAGCAGAAGATGATCTGCCAACATGCAGCCGATAGTTCATTTGAAGTTTTGTTTGTAGTGGAGAATGCCAAGTGGTGATTGGCAGTGACGGCTGAAAACACAGCGTGTATGCAAGTGGCGATACCGTTCTCGCATACAAAGCCGGGATTACCTCCGGCCTCCACTACAAACAGCATTTAGTTTTGATGCGTTCCAAGGCTGGGGACTTGGGCTAGCCTAAAAAGCTAGGTTGGGTTGTTCGATTCCATCCGCATCATCTGTTAAGCGGGTTCGTTCAATTGGTAGGACAACGGGTTTTGATCCCGTCAACCCAGGTTCGACCCGCGCACCCGCCGCCAAGTTTCATACACAGTCGGAGTGTGGATCGGCAAATGCCGGTCGGTGAAATAGGAGTGATGCCCGAGT